GGGTGGGGGGGGGGGGGGGGGTGTACCCCCATGCCAAAGGGGGGTATGACAGGGGGATGTGGATAACTTTATGACCCCACCCCTCCTGTATAACTTATCCACATCTTATTGTGGATAACCTTCCATTCCCGACATCATGTCAGGTGGTACGGTGTTAGGGTTGGCATGGTATCCTGAGACCTCAAGTTCTTTCCCCAACTTTAGTTCAAGGGGTATGGCAACTGAGTTATGTATACCACTAAGTAATTCAGAGATGGCTCTTTTAATGGGTAATGTATCTTCGACACTATCAACACCCCTAACATACATGGATAAGTATGGGACCCAATAAGGTTCACCACGTCTGAGGTATTTGTCCACTGTCTTGTCCATCTTAAGTCCATACTGTTGAGACAACTCATAGGGATTAATATCCACATCTAAGAAGATGAACGATTGATACTTCTCAATAGAGGCGGGGTCTTTAACATAGACATTCTTAATGAAAGGGAACTCTCTCATCAGGGCTCTCTTGGTCACCTTAAATTCATAGTTGTCGTATAGTTCTTCTAATGTCATGGTCGATTAAATATATTATATAAATATTCGGTTCTATGTTTGGGGATGTTAAATATAATCCTTACCTTTGTATTGTCTGAAAGATGGAGTAGGAAGGGCTAGGTGGAACATACCTTGGAGCTTAATCAGAGGCAGCTCGTCCTATATTTTTTTAATAAGGAGGTTGGGGTTAATTCCCCGCCATCTTAATTAGGTCCTGACATTCCCTGACCATATCTTTGGGGGTATACTCCTCATGGAATATACTGTCATCTTCTATCTTGGCATCTACACATGCCCATGACCCCATACTTAGGGGTTTATTAGTGAAACCCTTTTTAGCTCTCTCGAAATAAAGAACCCCCACCTCTTTGTGGTTTTCTGTAATGGTCACTCTAATCCTGTCGTCTATGTCTGTCAGTTCATACTTCATGGGGGTAATATAAGTTGGGGTACACATAAAATAAAGATATCCACAAAATAAGTTTTCCACATGACACTATGTCAGGGGGTAAAAAAGATTGGGGATGTGGATAACTTTAGGGGTAAAAATTTGGATTTGTCAAAATGTCAGGGGACTCGTCAGGATGGGGATAATCCCCTGACCCACTTTTGGTTCCCCACCTGTATACTATTCTCCCCCACTTTCTACCACCATTTCCTTTATTACGATAGTATTAAGACCATTTTATTCCCCCTGACGATAGTGTGAGGACCACTTTTTTACTATATACGATTTCCAGATAAAAAAGGAGTAGTAAGTGTATGAGGCGGGGAAACGAGTTTACGAGTGTTAGAAGACCACTTTTACCCCTTCAACGAGGGAACCGACTTGTTATTAAACCCCCTCGTTAGGTGGACAATCTATGTCCCTTCGTAGTGGAGACAACTCGTAGTGGAGGAAAGTGGGAGAATAATGGACTCTATAATTATAGACCGTAGGTCTTATCTTACGAGTCCATCCCTGACCCACACTCTATGGATTATATCTTATTACATATAATTCTTACCGAAGGTCTTATCTTATATGTAATCTCATATAATCCACTACATCACATCTCACCTGTCTCTTCGTTTAGGTGGGGACGACTTATTCTTGGGCGGGGGAGTTTTAAAGTGGTGGGATTTGACCACTTTATTCTGTATTTACCATAATGATTTATATGTGCTTACAAAAGTTTCCCATTCATTATTTCTTGATATTGCCGAATGTAGTATGGGACCAAACCTACTAAATTTTTTATCATTTCGTAATGTATTCATTATATTTGGAAACTCATAACCTAATTCTTTATAGTATTTAATTATTTTTTTTACTGTGTTGTCATAATTCTCGTCTCCACACCATACTAAATCTCTATCGTTTGGTGCGGAATTGTTAGGGTATAAATCTTTTACCAAATAGAAATAAGAGCCTTCTTCTATCTCATTTCTTTTTAAGTTGTTTAACCCACCAAACATTCGTGATGCCATAACAGGAATATCGTTTCTTTTTACTTCGCTAAAATATTTTTGAGTTGGAATATAACCATACTCGTCAATAATATCTTTAATTTTGGAAATAAAATAATCTTGGTCTTTATATGAACGTCTAAAGGCTGTTACGGTATAGTTAAATTGATATTGGTTGTTAAGGTATTCTTTTAATTTCAAAATTGACCCGTCAAAAAACTTATTAATATACGATAAAATAACATTACCTTCATAAGATTTTCTCATTTCTTGCTCTGTTATTTTTTTATCCCATCCTTGTTGATTGATAATTTTAATTATGTGTTTGATAGAAGTCTCAAAAGTAGAAACGTTTCCTTTAATAATACTTAATAATTCATTATGAGACATTTCAGGAATATTATAGTTATTTGATATTAAAAAATTACGTATCTCATTGTATAAATACGTCATTCCTTTGTTACCACAAATTTTATCAAATGTTTGAAATAAACCAAAGTTGGATTCTAAGTATAATTTAACTTTTGTTTTATTGTTTCTATTTAGTTCACCCCAATGTTCCCAATGGGTATTAATTTCAGTAAAATATCCATCAGAGTAATATTTGTCAAAAACTTTAGGTGAATATTCAAAAGGTATTTTCCAATGAGTTATTAAACAATATCCCACAAACTCATAAAATCCTCTAAAAATATGGTTATCTTTCACATAAACACCTTTGGATGGGTTTGGTAATTTCAAATCATTTAATAACTGATAATAAACCTCAGATGGGTTATTTATATTTTTAAACCAAGCGTTAAATAATTTAGAATCCCATTCCTTTAAAGAACTAACTGTAAAAGTACATCCCGTTTCTTTAAACAATTTAAACACCAAATCAGACATTGAACTTATCAATTGTTCTTCAGTCCAATAATTTTGGAAGTGTTGCCCTTTACACATTCTACACCCTGAATGTCTATCCACAATACGTCTAAAGTCAGTCTTATTCCATTCTGTTGGGTGTATTTTACACTTATATTGAATACTTTTTTCTCTAGCAGTAACTCTACCAATAATTTGATATTCTATGTTAGGGTTAAAATAATTTAATATTTCTGTAAATCTATTTTCCCACTCTTTGTTTGGAAATGTATAAATATATCTGATGATTTGCCCTGCGGTATATTCTTTACAATTATCTTTGGTTAAATGTTCAATAACATTTGGATTATTAAGTACAACTTTACAATGATTACATACTGAATTATTTTTGTTTCCAAGATAAAACCCCCCTCTTGTTTTGTAGGTAATAATAGTATTACAACATGGACAGTTTCTAACGTAATTCATAATACAAATATACAAAAAACCCCCCACATTACATGGAGGGTTTTAGTTATTTTTTTAGTTTCTTTTGGATTGCCTGTTCTAAAGTCATTCCGTGTTTTGATTTTTCCATACTACAATATTAAAGGATAACCTCATCAAATAAATATAAACTAAGTTTTTAAATATTTTTTTATTTACCTTCTTCTATAAGGTCGTAGTAATCATACAGGTGTCGAATGTTTCCATCTCCACACAAGTAATTCCATATTGCTATGTCAGATTCTTTAAGTTGTTGTTGTTCAGGAGAAACAGGTTCATTTGGTTTCTGATAGTGTTCGAGTACTTCGTCTAATGTCGTCATAGTTTAGTTTATATCTTAATACAAAGTAACAAATAATATTTAACAATACCAAACTTTTTTATCGTAATGTAGATTACCGTAATGCCGGTTACGATAAATAATACAATACATGAGTGAACGAAAAAGGAGACCCTTTAGGAGTCTCCCTTTGTAGTGAGTGAATGAATTGGATTATTTAATGTCATATATAACTTTTACTCCTATATCTTCACATAGACTTGTAATATGTTCCATCTTCATTTGTGTGGATGAGTGAGTAGATACAAATCCCCCACATTTAAGTTTAACAATGTTTACCTTCCTTAATGTGTTTTCACTGAAGTCAGACTCATGTTTCTGAACAAAGGTCCTTAAATTACGTTTAAACACATCATACTTGTATTTGTGAGAAACATCTACTAAGAACTTAGAATAGTTGTCTGTAAAAACATTACTTTTGTAACTCTTCCCTAATGCGTCAAAATGACATACAGTCTTTGTTGCTTTTCGATTTTGTTTTGGTTTAATAACTCTTGGTTCATCATCCATCTTCTCTGTAAAGAAGTTGATAATCATTTCATTAAACTCGTCTTGGTTGTCTATGATAATTTGTTTTATATTCTTCATGGTTAAATTATAGAAAATATAAATTCCCCAGTCAATCCCTAGTGTAAAAAAATGTAGATTATTTCTGTTGTTGTGTGGCCATTATTTAACCCCACACATCTGTATCAGTTATCTCTTCATGTAATAATGAATACCATATGTTCTGTAATTGATGAACGTATAGTATATCAAATGAGATTGGGTATTTCTTTCCATCATCACTTGAATCACCACTATCTGTATACTCTTGGTAGAAGGCCCAATTCTTGGCCCAATCCCTGTATTTAAAACAATACTTATAATCAAATTTTCCTCTACACCAATATTCCCCATCTTTATGGAATTCAAACTTTATAAACCATTCATCTGTTAATGGTATTGGTTCTTTAAACTCACGATACATATCAATGTCATTACCACACTTAATAGTATCTTCACCAAATTCCGTTGATGCAAATTCTGACCACTTAAAATAGTTACCAATTCTTTCCATATGTCAAACATACAATTTATTTGTAGTATAATCAACAGGAAGTTGAATGTTATAAATTTTATGTATATCTTTATTCATATGGAAACCGAAACTAAAATGTTGGATAAATACATGAAGAAGATGTTCCCGTTTATTATCAACGTATCGGATGTTGAACTTGTTAAAACTCGTAGACAATACAAAGATAAGGATTCTAAGGTCAAGTTACATATTTCCATATATGTTTCTCCATCACATTTCTGTGAACTCATGGACAATAGAGTTGAGATTAAAATGAATCAGTATATGTTGAGGGAAACCTCATCCATGATTAAATCTATTATCCCTGATGTTGATGAGAATAAAATTAAATTCTTGTTCTTCCCCGACATTGATTCCGTTACCATCTTTGATGACTTAACAATCCCCATAAATTAAATTGTAGGTTTACTACCTTCTATTTAAGTATTCGTCAATTTGTTGTTGTACTTCAGGGTTATCACCTGTGTAAATAATATCAATAAGATAACGATGTAATGGATATATTTCATTGGTCATCACACGTTCCTCTAATTCATCATTCTTACTGTGATGTTCGTAGTCAGGTTCAATCCCTGCGTAGTTAAACGATTCAACTTTATACTTTGTTCTTAATTTATTTCTATCTGCAACAAACGTCATGTTTGAATCTTCCAATGGTGACTCCAATCCTATACCTATTGTATGACCTGGGTCCCAATTTTTATCTCTTGTAAAAGATATTGCGTTTTGATGTTTTGTTCGGGCTAATCGTTTGTCGTATGATAAGTAATCTCCTGATGGTAATGAACCAGCTCTTAATGCGTCACTGTTGATTATATCTAATCCCCTACTTGTTGATGTCTTATGATATAATGGAATACCTATAATGTCATCAAACACTTCGTTCAATCCCATTACTTCTTTAATCCTATTTATGTCCTCGTGTAAGTTCATTAATAATAAATACTTTAATCTTTTGTAATTAATTCAGATATTTGTGTATCTTTGCCTCATTATGACGAAGGAGGAATTTACAATACAGAAGCTTGTTGAGATGCGTAACGATATTAACAATCGTATTGAAAACTATAGGGACGGTTATTTTTATATCTGTGAGATTCGTTCCTATGGTCGTAATTGGTCGGATGGGAATATCTTTAACACTTATACTCTTCAGGAGTTGTGTGACGAATATAATGGTGATGATGGAATCGTTGATGTGTATTCTAACAACCCCGACCTTAAGATTGATAACTATGGTAATGTTATGTTTGTTCCCACTGAAGAAGACCTTCAGAATTGGAAGGCTCACACTTATCTTATTAACCAAGTTTCTCGTGTTGAGGAAGAATTGGATAAATGGGATAACCGTGATGATGTACCGTTTAAGCATAGACCTATGTTTACTCCCGTGTATACTCGTGAAGACCTTGAGGATATGAAGTCCAAACTTGCAAATTTTGATATGTCATTATTTGTTGCTCCTGTTTGTGTTAAACAACAGTATATTGATAACGAACAATAAATCTGTCGTTGTGTGGCCGGCTTAAAATCCCCAGCCCCTTTTTATTGTATTTATAGTTATGGAAGTATCTAACAAAATAATTAAGAAAGTATTAGAACACTTGGTTTCACCTAAGTGGGATGGTATTGTGGAATATCTGATTGAACCTTCCACACACGATGATACAGGTGTTGTACACTACATAATAGATGTTATATTTGATATTACTGGGTATTGGGCAACATATCACGCAGGTGACTATGATTATTCAGACCAAATGGATGAAGAGATTTCAGATGATGTTAGAAATGCTGTGAAGTATTTGGGTATCAACAAAACATTTGTAACATTATATGTTAGGGATGAAGATGGAAATAATTAAACAGAATTAATTATTCCTAACCCCAACCTATTTTTTATTTCTTGTAGTATTACACAGATTTAAGAACCACTTCCAACATCTGAATCTTTTCTCGGTCTGCCTTGGTCTTGCTTTCTTTATTCTTAAGGAACTGAATGGCATCCAAAATTTCTTTTCTTTTGTTGTTTGGTTGTGCGGTAAAGTTTTTAACCTCACCTGTCATCACAACAACCTTGTTATCCTTTGTTATTGTGGTGGTTTGGTCGTAGAGGATATCAATAATCATTTGAGCTTTTCTTTCATTTCTGACAATAGCAAGTATGATTATTTGTTTGAGTAGTTTTTTCATATCACAAAGATACAAAAAAACCCCCACTTATGTGAGGGTTTCTTTTTTAACCTTGACCACGATTTAATTTCTTGTAGTTCTTGGCGGTCTTTGTCTTTGACGTTTTTGTTTTTGAGTGAACGCCAGGTCGGCGAGTTTTTGAGCCAACCATTTTGGTTGAGCTTGAGGTTGTTTTTGCTTTTGCCATTATCTTTGTATGTTAAAGTGTTAGTGGAACAAAGATATATATAATTTTTTACTATACAAACAAATTGAATGAAAAATTATTTAAACTTTCTAATAAAAAGTCTTCACATTCATGTATTTTGATAAATCGTATTTGTCAATTATCTGTTTGAAGATTTGTCGTCTATATCCTACACCTAATATGTTTTTTTTATTAATAAAACTATAACCAAATCCTGAATCACCACTTGTTCCAACAACTTTATAATAGTTTTGATTATGAAGAGTTGTTGGGTATAATGTGGCAGTGAACAAATATCTATGACCAACCTTGGGACCATATCCAAATTTACCTAATTCTTTTTCATTACGACCCGCCCATTTTATATCTTTTAGTCCAAGTTCATCAACTAACGCCTTATGTAAATATAAATTCATTCTATCTAAAGACATATAAGCAAGTGGAGTAGTTGTGTCTTCACTGAACTTAATTATGTCTCCGTCATAAGCAATTTTAATTATATTTTCAATACCCATTACTTTAACCATTGTTTCAAATTGGTTAGGGTCTTTTATTAATTGTCTGATGTTTTCAATTTTGGATTGTTTGTCTTCATTAACAAATTTAAAATCAATTTCTATTGGTCGTTTCCCGTGTTTCTTTTCCGTCAGTTTCCTGTGGAGTTCCCAATCAATAATTGACTCTGTCACTTCAGTATCATCCTTCGCCATGGCATATAGTTTACTTATTTTTCTCATTGCTTGGTTTGAAACTTTATGGAATCTGTCAATTTCACTCTTAAAGAATTGTATTGGATTGTCTCTATATTTTAAGACGTAGTTTTGGAATTTTAATGCAATCTTTTCAATCTTAACATCATCATCGTTATTATCAACAGGTGCTCCCATTGCTCTAAGAAATTGTGTAAACGTATTTTCACTACGACTAACATAATTTTCAAATTCATTTAATTTCATATTGGAGATATTAACATAAATAATGTTTAAAAACCTTTCTACTTTATCTATATCCGACATTCCTTCAGTGTCCACACCAATACTATCAAAGATAGTATCAACGATTTCAAGATTATTATAAATCCCTTTGATTAATTTTTCAAAAGTAAAGTTTTTAATATCTACCAAGGTTTTAAAGGTTATATTATTTTGTAAGAATTCTCTAAATTGGGACTTACTGATACCTTTACTTCTCATGTTGGAAGCAACTTCTGTGGTTCTAACTAAATCCTCAGCACCATCGGTAAAATATATATAACGAACAAATTCATCATCAACCTCAGGGACATAAAATGATGGTAATTTATCTATTGCAGCGTATTCAGCATCCTTGCCAATTAAACCAATTGGTTTAACCTGTTTATCGTATTTGTGTTTTAATTCGTGCGCCAAAGAACCAATACTATGGTCTTTATCTCTAATAAATTCTTTATATAAATCTTGTGGTTCCCATTCAGGTGATACATAATAAACAATACTAAAGCCAGCACTTGCCGATAGTGCAGTTCTTTTCATCATAATGTCACGGTCAAATCTAAATTGTTGCGACATACCCATTGAAGATATTTTTACGTTTCCATCAGAGGTAAGTTTTTTGTAAAAATCATCAACCTCTTGCACCTCAACCTCTAATGTGTATTCATCAAGCGTAATCTTTTTCTTGTCACCCAATACCACGTCAATATCATCTCTAAATTCATAAGATGATTCTTTATCTGTAATACTTTTTAAATTATCCGCAAATACTTCATATAATTCTTCAGCAGCATCTAAAATTGAATTAGGAACACCTAACGCCTCATTAATTACCTCATGTTGTTCCTTGGTGACAATAATCTTCATACTATTAAATAGTTTAATCTTCCAAATCAAGATTAGCTTCGTTTAAAATCTTTCTCATTTCTTCCCTGATTTTCACGCACACTTTGTATTCTTCATTAGATGCCTCATAATTTCCAAACAAACTAACATCGTTCCTTTCAACAGAACGTAAAACTTGGTCAAGGTCCCACATGGCAATTTTCCATTTTGACCCATCAAGTGCGTTTCTTGCTTCAATAGATTCCTCAATTGAATCAAATTCTAATATTATCTTTCCCATAAGGTACAAAGTTAGGTATAAATTTTATAAAATACAAAAAATATTTTAATGTGTCATATAATACACAAAATGTTACAAATTTGTCCCTTATAAGACACATTATCTTTTGAATTCTTTAAATGTTTCTCATTTAATCTCAGGATAATAAATACCTTCATATTCGTTTAATAATGAATCTTTATTATCTTTATATGTATGACAACAATAGAAAAACACATAGTAAAGTTTATTGAAGATAAGTTTAGTTTCCCTTATCTATATTATAATAAAGCAGAACAAACGTGGGCAAATGAGTTCTTTCTGTTCGATATTAAAACATCAACCATGTATATTAGTGATGAGGTTAAATCAACTCTTAATAGAAAGTTTGGTAAAGATTTTATTGATAAGATTATGATTACAGTAGTGAACGCTTGGTTTAGTAAAGCATATAAACTTAAAATTCAAGAAATAGTATAATTAAGTTGTATTTATTGTTAATATGAATATTATCCCACAAATAAAAACTGTAATTAAAAAATTAATCATGAGACAGTATCCCGAACTGACGGAATTTGAGGTTCGAGATTTATTTGCCGATGATAATATAGAATCTTGGTTAGGGAATAATTATGTTGTCGATTTTTATACTTCAGAGTGTTTATCAACAAAAAAACAAATGGAAATAGATACTGAGGTTAAAACTTTATTTAAAATGTTATCTCCTGACAAATCAATAAACAAAGAACCTATAATATCTTGTTTCTTTGATTGTGGAGATGGTGAAGGATTTAATTTTAGTTCAGAATATGGGTATAAACATTAACCCATATTAATTATTGACCATTTACCATCAAAGTCTTCAACCAAACAAGTTGAGTTTTCACAAAAGTCACCTGAATTCATATAATCTTCAGTTAATCTTGGTTGGTGGATATGTCCGCATACCGCAACATCACAACCTTTACTCTTTGTCAGTCCTTTAGCATTTTCTTCAAAGTCAGACACAAAATTAATTGCACCCTTTACACTTTGTTTAATATCATTTGCTAATGAATGATAAGGTAGGTTAAATTGTCTCCTGATGAAATTATATGTTGTATTCAATCTTATTACCAGGTCATAAGATATACCACCAAGTACTGCAAGCCATCTTACTTTCATAATAACAAAGTCAAGAACGTCACCATGAAAACAATAATACTTTCTACCATCAGCTCCGATGTGTGTATACTTCCTAACGATTTGAATGTTATTCATATAGAATGGTACAAATGGTTTTAGGAAATCATCGTGATTACCTCTAATGTAAACCACTTTTGTCCCTGTCTCACTTCTCTTCATAAATCTTCGGAATATCTTTGAACATTCTTTTTTCCATTTTCCTCCACTTTTAAGAGCCCATCCGTCGATGATATCACCATTTAAAATTAATGTTTCAGACTGATTCTCTTCCAAGAATTTAATAATTTTGTCTGTTTGTGATTGTCGTGCACCAAGATGCAAATCACTCATTATTATTGTTCTCCATGTGTTCATGACCAATAACTCTTACTATCTTTAAAATATTCTTTATTGTTTTTATTTAGGACTGACCCAATCATTAGTTTGCTCATGTACCACAAACCTTTATTGTGAAATCTTCTTGGCGATGTATATAAAAAAGCATTATGTATTTTAAACATATTTCTTTTTATTTGTTTGGAATACATATAATCTTCAGCAACTTTAACTTCTTCATCAAACCCACCAATCTCTTTAAACTTTGATGATTTTGTTAACATGAATCCACCCAAACAGAATGGTGATATTAACATTGAAAGTTTTTGTAGAACATCAAAAACTTTATAAACATAATTGTAATCTCCGTTATCAGTTCTGAACCTAAGACTAACCAAATCTAAATTCTCATTTTTAATTTTTGATACAACATTGTTTAACACATCATTATCTAACAGGAATATATCAGAATCCATAAATAATACATAGGGTGTTGAAACTAATTTAAAACCATTGTTTCTTGCTATTGAAGGTAATCCACCATCTATGAGAAATAAGTTAAAATAATCCCTTTCATTATCGTATTTAATTCTATCCAATAACGATGGTTTAGTTATTCCATCATCAGATGAATCACACACAATTACTTTTACACCTTCAATACTTGTTTGGTGATTTAATAAATCTAATGTTTTAGTTATAATATTTTTTTCGTTTTTACAAGGAATAACAATAGTTAATAATTCACTTAGTTTCATATTAATCTTTTATAATTAAATCTTTTATTGATTCTAATTCTACATTCATTCTTGATTTACCATCATACAGTTCAACATATAAATTTGGATTGTTTGGCACATAATACAACTCCGTTATAACCCAATTGGTCCCCATATAGTTTATCTCTTTACTTTTAATTACAAATGCATCTCTCATGTAGTTAAATACTACCAAGACGTTTTCTTAATTCAGTTGAGCTATATTTGTGAGTTCTTTTATTAAAAAAATATTCCATTTCTAAATTACACCCTGTAAAAACTTTATTTCGATATTCATCACCTATTATTCTAATATCAATATTATTATTTTGAAGGATGGTCATGAGTTCTCTTTCAGTTTCATATGGAATGATTTCATCCACGTATTTTACGGAAGATAGTTGAGTCCACCTTTCATAAAAAGATTGAATTGGTTTGTTTTTATCAGGTCTATCTAATGTTGGATTTATTTGTAAAGCAACAATGAGATGGTCACATACCGATTTTGCTTCTTTTAACATTAAAATGTGTCCCGCATGTAATAAATCAAATGCGCTGGCAGTTAGTCCTATTTTCATATTTAAATTTTTTTCCGTTTTCAATTACATCATTCACATATTGGGTATGAGGTTTGGTTCTATCTTCTTTTCTGTGATAGTAGTTACCCCAATCTCTATTACCATCTTGTGCGGGTAATGGTTGTACTTCTTTAATACCTTTTTCCAAAACACTAGTAACCTCAGGTAATCTACGGTTTTCACGATATTCAGCAGAAAAATCCATTGGGTTGTACACTATATGACTCATTGGCTCAATTTTTTTTACGCCATTTTTAATTACACCCTCAACCCTACCTGTATGGTGATAAACATCATCATGAGTTTCTTTTATACCATTTTTAAGAACATCTTCAATAACACAAGAACCATCAATTTGTAGAGATTTTTCGGTGTGTTTTACCCCATTTTGAATGGTGTATTCAACGTCTTCTGTAAATTGGTCAGACCAATCATACTCATGAGGAATTTTATCTGAATAGGTTTTTTTCACCCCATTTTGAATGGCGTCTTCAACAGTCTTTGGGTGTCGCTCTGCATCTCGGTGAGTTTCTTTCACCCCATTTTGCATAATTTTTTCAACATATTTTTGCGGGTAAATTGAACCAATTTTGGTCTCTTTTACCCCATTTTGAATAACGCCCTCAATAGAATCATCAATTAAAAGGTCACAACCTGAATGAGTTTCTTTCACCCCATTTTGAATGGTGTCTTCAACTCTATACGGACCATAATTTCTACCCCCAGAGGTGTATTTCACCCCATTTATGATAGTATCTTCAACCCATTTGGTAATGTAGTGTTGATTTTCAACAACATCCATTGAGGTGTAAGCAAATAAACCTTTAAAGAAATTATAGTTATACCACAACGTACCATCTTTGGTAAGTTCAATAACCCATTTTTTGTCATCAGTAAAAATAAGCCAAATAGAACCGTTACTTATATATTTATCGACTCCCTCAACGGCATCGTAAATTAATCGGTTAACAATCTTCTCCATACCACAAATATAGAAAATATTATTTTAACAAACAATAAGTTATTATTTTTTTCCTTTGGGAATGATTCTAAACGCAAGAACTCTCTTACCATTAACGGTTGGCATTCCGTATTCGTCCTTACCAATTGTCTTGACGGTTGTTTTTTTGTTTTTAAATCTACCTGTATAGATGGTGTCCCCAACCTTTAATGGGACATATATTCCGTCAATTCTATTATTCTCTTCCATTGTTATTCTATGGTATCTTCTTCCATACAGTTTTGAGATTGGTTAAGTAAAACCATTGGTCTAATACCAATATAATCTTCAATATATTTGGCAATTCTATTTTCGGTACTATTACCAACATATTTGGATGTTAATACTAAAACAAGATAATCAGATGTTTTTGGTACTTTTACGGCAACTACATCACAAACAGGACTTTCAAAAAAAGTATTTTTAAAAAAACGTAAAACAAGTTCTTCCATAATATTACTTAATTTATCTCGTTCAATATTTTCTTTATTGAATTTTTTAATCGTATTTTTTAATTGTTGTTCTGTTATAATGTATTTCATAATCAATCGTTTTCCCTATCTTTAACATCAAAATAGAAAACATCAAGGTCTCTACCATTTTCAAGTTGTCGTATTACATCCTGTTTTTTAAATAAAGTGTGAGCCACAATATAATCAATCATTTCATTATCTGTTATTCCCTCAGGTCTAACAGGTTCATCTTTGCAAGGATTTTCCTTTTCAACATAATCAATATTATTAATATTTAATCCCGATTCATTCACCAACTCTTCAAATTTTGGGACCATAACCTCATCATACCATTCTTCAATAACATGAAGAGCATAAGATTTTTTAACACTGAATACGTTCCTGATATTATCAACAATTCTAGTGGATACCGATAAATGTCCCGATTCAAACTTACGATTTTCAAAGTAATAATTTGCACTAATTAAATTTAAACCATCAATACACCAATTCTCACTAAGATTTCCATAATTGTTATTTTTTGTTCTGAAAGTTCTTTTACCATCTCTAATAAGAAGGTTTAGATATTTAATAATCCCTTTCTGTAATGCATCACTACTTTTATTGAACCTATTGAACTGTTCCTCGGTGATTATTATTCTCATAACTTATAAATACTTGGGTAATTTAAATATTTCTCTTATCTTTGTCAAATGATTGACAATTTAGAACTAATTAAACCACTTTTGAACTTTGATAAAGAAGGTGACTTCTACATGCTTTATGTCTTCAAGAGAAAGAAAGACCAACCTGAAGGTGAGAAAGACAATCACCAATCAGTTAGGACTATTAAGACTTATTGTATCAAAAGTATTGAACACCTTGAAAAAAGATATGATGAGATTATACAACTCTGTGAAATGTTTAAGGCTCGCTCATATATCCATGTTCAAAAACAAAACCATAAGGATGTTTCTTTGAATATGATGGTTGAACTTGCTCAACGTATTCAAAACGGACAACACAATCAAAACGGTTTGTTTGATTCAGTTGTGGGTCAAATCAAAACTCAAGAGAAACGTTGGATTGTTGATGTTGATATGAAAGATGAAAACGCATTAATGAAAATTATGAAACTCATTAATAATGGTTGCAAACCGTTAGACATAGTAAATGAAACTCATTTACATAAGTCAGATGGTACTATGGAAGTGACTTATGATTATGACCCAAAAGTAATCAAGGTCATTCCAACTAAAAGTGGATATCATTTAATTACTAAACGATTTGATGTTATGTCATTTAATAAGATTATGTCTTTACAAGGTGATGTACCCGATATACAAAAGAAGAACCCAACTTTACTTTATTTACCTGACTCTTTAGATTAAGATATGAAAATTAATAGAGAAGAGGTTTATAATAAATGTGTCGGACATTGTGCGTATTGTGGTAATGATATTACAATAAAACAAATGCAAATCGACCATAAAGAACCTTTATTTAGAAATCATACAGATAAACAATTGGAACACTATAAAAGGGAAAGAGGTACCAATGATATGGATAACCTCTTACCTTCTTGTGGAAGATGTAATAAATGGAAGAGTACATTCACTGTTGAGGCATTCAGAAAGATTGTAGGAACGTCTTTAGTTAGGTTAGAACGAGACACACCAAACTATAGGTTGGCTCGAGATTTTGGATTACTAACTGAAAATAATATTGATGTTGTATTTTATTTTGAGAGATAATTAAAAACCCCCACATTTCTGTGAGGGTTTGTTTTTATTTAAGTAAGTTGTAATACTCTTTGAAGTGTTTAATTCTATCAACCAATCCGATAGTTCCACCATTCACTCTTTTTGTAACCGCAGTTACTGTAGCATCATCCGCTCCTTTATCACAAATAGCCCATAACTTATTTGAATCAAAGAAGAACCCTGCAGACGCTAATGGGTATTTTGTAGCAACCAAATCAGGATTTGCAACTGTATCTTCACCAATAAACTTAGCGAAGTTTGTGTAGTTTGCCTTACCTGTCAATTGGATGTAACCTCTACCTCTAAATTTGAAACCTTCTTTGGTTGTTTCATCGCCATTACCCATTCTACCACCATATACTTTGGAAGCTATTTTCTCAGGGTTTCTTGAATATGACTCAGCAATATTACCAGGAAAATACTTAGGGAAGATTTTTTTCAAACCATCAGCAGAATAGTTTAAGTTTTCAGATACTGCTTTAAAACCACCTGACTCATGACCACATTGTGCCAAGAAGTGAGCTAGTCTTAAATTGTTTGTAATATTAAACTTTGCAGCAGTTTCAGGAATCTGAGCAATAACCGCATCAGGAATGTGTCCTTTCAACTTGTCTATGTTTAATGTTCCCGCCTTTGCAATTACCACATCTTCTTTAATTACCGATGGAGCGACTCCACCAAACATTTTAGACCAAGTACCGTCACCTACGATACCATCAGCAGCCAATCCATTTGCCGCCTGCCATTCTTTAATTTTTTGTTCTGTTCCAGCGCCAAAAATACCATCAGCAACTAAACCTAACTTAGCCTGTAATTTCTTTACATCATCACTGTTAGAGCCTTTTTTTAATAACATTTGTTTTAATTTTTAATTTAGTTTATTTATGTATAAATAGTTTAATAACTAAGTATTGAACTATTTGAGTACCCTGTGTTAATCAAATAATAACTTGAACTACCTCCACTTGTTGGAGTACTTATCGTAATTGATGAAGTACCAGGATATGTTACCCTTAAATCAGAGGTTGAGGAGTTTATAGTATTATATTGGCTTTGAGTTAATAGTCTTGTGTTAGGTAATGAACTTCCCCAAGTTGAGAATCTACCACTTTTTTTCATGTAGATATAATAGACATCAGATATTGTAATAATACCATCATTATTAACATCATACCTATAGTAATCTAATGAATTAAATGTTCGACTAATCACTTTGTTGTTAGCTGAAATTGCATCGTTATTACTGATGGTTGTAACTGTTGTTGGTATATCAATTTGAATATACCATTCGGTTGCAGGGTTTGTTGATTGAGAAAAATTATAATACCCCGATGAATTAGTATAAACTGTTTGTTCCAACACCCAAGAGGTGTACGTCACAATATAGTCAAACTCAATTACGTAGGGTAAACTACTACTATTATTTAAATCATTCCATTTTCCTGCCCCAACAAATTGAATATAATCTTCATTACCTGAGTTGTTAGGTTCTCCTGAGTTCCACGAAGAATACGAGTATGTTTCACCAGTAACCCACTTCCATGTACCTTCCGTTACTTCATCGGTCAATCCAATCCAACCTGATGGCCATAACCCATAAATGAATGAATTTTCTGAGGAACTAGTTACGGTTACTAAATGTCCACCCATATTACTACAATTAGTTCTAGCGGTAGTCCAATTAGCGCTTCCTGTAGAACGATAATAAGAGTGTCCGTTGTAGTTATTTTGTGATGTAAACCCAACTAAGTTAGGTGTAGTTCTTTTGTATAATTTTACGGGAACATTAGGTGCTGCACCACCACCAGCATTATAGATATAACCAGAGTATGTAAATGTTTGACCAAATATAATATTGGTAACAATTAAAAATAATATGGTTATATATTTTTTCATATTTTATTAACCGAGTCTATTAAAGATTTTTTTAATGCTGCGGAGAATGATGACTTTTCAAATGGTAAGTTTTCATCTTGTAATTCAATAAAGGTTGATTTAACGTCAACTTTACCTTCACCCACTCCGATGTATTCTTTATTATTAATAATTATTTTAGTAGTGACAATCGTAATCTTTCTTTTCATTTCAAAAGGACCAATGGCAATCCCTGTTGTTGGTGCCTCAATACTTAAAACTATAACAGAAACACTATCCCCATTTTCACAGATTGAATATTTTTCGGATATTACTTCTTCGGTAATTTGTTTAACACCAAGTGTAAATCTTTTGGGACTAACACCTTCAATGTTTGCACGACTTTCAACGTGCTTAACAGAATAACAGTTTTGTGCATAAGTTAACGATGCTAAAAACATCACGGGAATTAATAATAGTTTTCTCATTTTATTTTATATTTTGTATAATCAGTTGATAATGGTTTTTCGTTCTTGAAATAATATACTTCAATAGTTTTACCGTACTTAATTGTCTTATAATATGCATCAGGTATTGTTGCACCTGTTAGTAACACAATTGATTTTGAGGAATACACACATCTAATCTCAACAACAACCTTTTGTATCTTTGCTAAGTCTCTTTCTCTTACTTCTAACAACCTCCAAGTAGTTCTGTTAAGGTTCTCTTGTTGTAATGAACAATTAAGGTATGTGAAGGTCTTAAATAACATTTCACCTGTGCAGTTAAAATCTGCTGCGGGAGCCAAATGTCCTTTGTCATATGGATTGTTTACATAGTCCTTATCATCAGATGTTAATATTGAATCACAAACATAAAAGTCCATACCCTTTCTTGGTGCAGTTCCATTTGGACATTGAACCGTGTATCTAATAAATTTAGGTTGTTGTAATTTCTCTGAATATACTATCTCAAACATGTCAGTCTTGACATAAATTGAATCTCTTAATGGTTTTTGTCCGTAAACAAATAATGGTAAAATAAATCCTAATGTTAATAATAGTTTTTTCATGTTATAATAATGCTTTAGCTCCAAGTAATACTTGGTAATTTATAGTGGTACTTTTTATTTGTTGAACCCCACTGAAGCTCAAGTTAAATTTAAATTTATTTGTTATTCTATAATCAAATGCGGTAAACGGAACTAACAACCAACCTGACTTGTACCATAAACCTTCGTAGTAATAAACAAAAGGTGAATAGACCACGACCATCATAGTTGTGTTGGTTATTTTCTTACTTACTTTAAATGTTCCAACCCCACCACCAAGAGCCGATAAACTTTGGAATCTTGACTCACCCAACTTACCTGTTGTAAAATTAACACCAAGTGTTGATGTAACCGCCTTGTACTTATAAGAAGTCATTAACGATGTTGTATTAAATAAATCTCTTTCAAAGTTTAACATCGATGAGTTTGCAACTATACCAGTAAAGTTTTTAATTTTTTTACCCATGAATAAAGTTAAACTTGAATTATTAATACTTGTAGTATAATTAAGTAATCCGCCCTTAACTACTGTGTTATTGGTATTACTTTTGACAACACTCATGTTCATTCTAAATTGTTGTTTTTCACCTGCAGTTGCACTATTAATTACAACTATATCACCATTCAATACAATTCCACCTTGTTTTGCATTCGCAACCTTTTCCTTCGTACTTGAAGAACTTCTTGCATTATCTGCAGTTTGATTTTGTTGTTTTTCCTCAGGAGTCTGTGGGTTATTACTTTGCCCACTACCCTGAGGATTTGAACCGTTACCACCTACAGTCGACCCAGTTTGTTGTCCCCCTACAGTCGACCCAGTTTGTTGTCCCCCTACAGTCGACCCAGTCTGTTGACCTCCTCCTTGAGTTGTAGTATTTGTATTTCCTGTGTTTCCTCCTGATGTTTGTGACGTTTCTCCATTTCCTTGAGTTTGTCCTCCACCGTTTGGATTAGTATTTCCGACTGTTTGGTTTGGTTGATTTGTTTGAGTTGCTCCAACAGTTCCATTATTTCCCTCGTTATTTTTCCCATTTACTTGATTTTGATTGTTAATAGTTTGACTACCCTGACCATTAGTGGTAGGATTATTAGTTGATACGTTGTTATTCTTTTTGTTGTCCTTTGAAGCAGATTTTTCTTTTGCCTCAACAATTCCACCGACACTTGTTCCTCCAATCGAACTTATATCGTTTAACGCTGACATTACATTGGTTAATACTGCAATGTTATTTTGAGTTATTAACACATTCATATTTGTGTTTTGGGCTAAACCGACACCACTACATGGTCCATCGGGATTTTTTGAATTAACTTGATTAATCCATTGTTCAAATTCACCTGTTTGTAATTGTTGTTGAGTAAAACTTTGAGTTGACCCATTGTATGTTAAAAACACACTACCTGATGGATTGTCGATGTAAATTTGTTTTTGTTTAAAGGTACAGGGGTCCGTAAATTTATACGAAAACCCCTGTCCTAAAACCATTATTGTTGTGAACAGAAAACTTAATGTAATAAAAATTTTCTTTAAATTCATATTATAGTTCTTTTGTATCAGATAAAGACAATCCGTCTTCCTCGTCTACTTTTTGAATTAACATTTTGTCTCTGTCTTCAGAGTTGAACCAATAATCCACAACTTTGTTTAGGTTACCAACAAAAGCTCCTAAAAGAATTAATAACATTTCTTTCCAATCTTCTTGGATTTCAATTCCAAAGAACACCGCTGAGTTAATACCTAAGATAATGAAGAAAAATAACCCCAATACAATTGCGGTAATTCTCCAACGATTTGCTTGCATTTGTTGTAACATGTAGTAAAAACGATTTTTGTCTTCTACCTTTGTGTAACTTGTTTCACTACTTAATAATTTTTTTAAATTCATTTGTTTTTAAGATTTAAAGACACCCTTTTTTATTAATTTTGACACTACTCTTGACGATGCCGTTTCAAGAGCTTTTTTGGTCGAAATACCTATTGTTGATTGATTAAACTTAATTTCATCAACATCTGATAATAATGTTGATGTCTTAATTGTTGAAGCTTCACCCAAACCACTTCCTGTGATTATCTCACCTGTTTCAGCATCCACAAATCTAACTTGTAAACCTAATCGAGTTGTTTGTGTCGCTTTAGCCCCATCAACCGCTTTAACTACCTCATCTTCAGATACTGAAAAGTCATATACTTCGATATAAACAAAATACTTAGCCAAGACAATATTACCTTTAACTTCAATTTTATTACTTGAAATACCTTTATCAGATGCTTTGTCCTGTGCAATCATTTTCTGTTTGATTTCCTCTCTGTCTTCAGTAAATTTAAATCTATCTGTTGACTCCAAGTATTCCAACACGATGTTTGCAACCCCTAATCCAACTCTCTTATCTTTCAACTCAGGGTACATGTCATATAGTTCCTGATTGATACCGATTTTAAGGACTTGAATTGGAATCACAATTGTATCAGTGTAATCCGATACAACAGCCATGGATTGTCTCTTTTCAAAATCCGCTTGATATTCTTCAGTTTTCACAGTACCAATTTGTGCGCTTGTTTTACAAGAGAACATGAATAATGGTAGTGTAATTAATATCAATTTTTTCATTACCAACTTTCTTCTTCCTTTTTAGGTTGTGGTTGTGCAGGTTGAGCTGCAGGTTTTTCAATTACTCTTTCGATAACGTGAGTTCCTCCACCGTTTTCAACCTTTTGTTTATTTTCCTGATTTTGTTGTACATTAACAATCACGGGTGCAGGTGCTACTTGTTCTGTTTTAGTTTCTTCTTTTGAGTCTTCATGACCTCCAAAAAGCATAGTTGATAACCATACTCCTCCACCAGCAACTACTGTAGTTAATGTTGCGATAATGGTCTTCTTTAATCCTGACCAACTACCATCGTTTGTTTCATTTGTTTCTTCTGACATAATATTTGTTTTTTAGTTTATTGTTTATTTATTTATTATGGCTAAGAGGTCACCGAAGTGACCTCATTATAATTATTGTACTACTATTTTTGTTGCGATGTTCTTGTCAACTCTTTTTAACATTGCCACGTAAACTCCTGGTGATAAGTTACCTAAATCAACCATATATGAATATTCTCCTTTTGGTACTGAACTGTCCAAAACAACTTGATATTCTCTACCCATTAAATCTTTAATTGAAAGTTTAACTGGACCATATTCTTTAACTTTAAAAGTAATTGCTGTCACATCATCAGTTGGATTTGGTGATACCATTATTTCATCGTTACCTGTTAAATCACCACCCATAGACATTTTATATACTTGGATAATTCCATTTGTTGGTGTGATTTCTAAATCTTTACATTGATTGTTTCCTGCAAATTTGTTTGTTGTCCATAAGGGACTAACTGTCCATTCTGTCTGTGGTTTTTTAGCGAGAAATTGTAAAGTTACAACCTCATCACCATCAACAAGTGGTTTAGAGTGGTTATTTACATCGAACCCACCCCAATCAATTTGATTGTCGTTTGTGTTTAAGTATGACACCCAACTTGAAGTTGCCGATTTTGTTTCAACACCTTTAAACTCAAGTAATGTATCGTTGTATTTTAACCCAAACTGTAATGAACCTAGTTTATCCCCGTTAGTTAAAACCTTAACAGGTACATTAACTAAGTTACCTTCTTGTACTGTTAATCTTGGTACGTTAACTTCAATAGTTGTTGTTGGAAAATCGTATTTAACTCTACTATCAATTACGTTATAAATTTGATTTTCAACACCTGGTTGAGGTGTAATTAACACTTCTATTGGAGTTACACGAGCCATTTTATAACCTGTTCCATTCGCATCACCTGGTACTAAAACATAGTAAGTAACTGAGTCAGGTTGTCCCGCAACAATATCAAACGTAAAGTTAGTTGCTCCTGCAATTGTTGATGTATAGTTAGTAGATGAGTTATTGATTGTATTGTATTGAGCCACAGTAAAGAATTTAACATCTTTTACACTGTTAGGCCATGCAGAGAACCTACCTGAAATTCTACCAAATGTACCCCAAGCATCTGAGATAGTTAAGTTATTATCGCCGTTAACATCAGCAGCGTAGAAATTAAAACCTGTTGGTGTTTGTGTACCTAATACATAGTCCTGTACTTTTTGTGCATCAGCTGTGGATATTACATTACCAACACTCATAGTATCACCTTGTACTTTAATTCTTACAAAGTAACCTGTAGTATCAATTGACACGTCTTTGAATGCAAACTTACCTTGTTTATTTGTAACTTGACTTGTCACTTGAACCCATGAACCACTTGGTTTAAGTTTCTTCTCCAAAGCAACTGTAAGGTTTTTAGCTCCTGAACCAGTCACGTTGGTAAAAGTACCTTTGAATGACATTGTTTGAGGAGCAATAACACCACCATAGTTTTGTAGAGTTAATGTATTGTCTGTACCATCTTGTTTAGCAGCGATTGCTGGATATGTTGATACGGTACCAAAAGTCATGTTCGCAATTGATGTAAGTGATGCAAATCCTGTGACGTGACGTAACTTCAATCTAATCATTGGACCTGAAGATATTTCAAATGTGGACAAACTACCCGTATAGGTCATAGTAATTGTTGCATGACCTGCGGATTGATTTACACTATACTTCAGATTTTGAGCAAAAGATGTGTTCAAAGATGTTATGGTATCAATACCTGAGAATGCTGAGTTATCGTAGAAAACTCTAAATTGGAATGCAGTAATTTTTGTTGAGGTATTATTGTAAAAACATAAATCTACATTTGTAAAACCTTGAACAACGGTTCCTGCCAAATACGAAGTGTCCAAGTTAATGTAAACACCCGAAGCGGACGGTGTTGGACAAGTTGTAGTTTGCCCAAAACCAAAAATGGTTAATAACGAGAACGTTAGGGTAAGAAGAATTTTTTTCATTAGCATTTTTTTGTTTGGTTTATTTTTATTTAGTATTGACTATAAATATTCTTAGTTTATAATTCGACCCTATTATTACTATTTATAATTAAATTATGAGATTATTTTTTCTGTTATTATTCGTAGTATTATTTACCCCAATCCACTCACAAGTTAAAATTGATGACGTTGGAGATGGATGGAAATTAAGAGTTGATAGTGCAGTTGCCCTAATAAGAAATACCGATTTGGATAAGTACGGATTATTAATAAAAGTTTGTGACCATGTCTCTTATTGGAATGGTGGGTTTTCAACTATTGAGGACTCATCCACAATTCTAATAACTCAAAAAGATATGTTATATGGTTCAATCAATAATATTGCAGCAATCATTATACATGAATCTAAACACTTATATTATCTTAGGAACAAAATATCCCTTCCACCTCATGAAGAAGAGTTAAGGTGTTATAAATACGAATTGAGTTTTCTTATTAAAGTTCCAAATGTTGAACCTTGGTTAGTTGATAATGCAAAAGATAAGATAAGATTATTTTCTTCATTGGATTAACGAATTTTTTTAATTACCTTTGTTATTATGACAGAAGAAGAATTAGACAATTGGAAGGCGGTCGATTACCGAATGAGGGAAGAAGGAATTGACTATTGTTTTGAACATTACAGTTCATTCAAGGAAATTGAAGATAAGGAATTCCATAAATTAAGAATGGAGTTCTTAGATAGTATGAAAAAAATACGTGAATACGTTAAAGATAAAATTGAAAGTTATGAAGAAGAGTATTAATATATTATTGGTCTTAGGTTTAATCTCATCTTGTAATATGAAACCTGATGTCCTTGAAACAAAAATGAAATTTGTAATTGACTCTGTTGAGTACCATGGAATTGGTCAAGACAATACATTACAAACAACTCCTTATTGGAGAGTCCATTTAAAAGAAAAGAATTTGTGGACAAAGGTTATCACTCGTCAAGAAGTTGGTGATACTGTGGAATTTACAATTCGTAAATCTAACTTTTAATCCTGTTCGTAAATTACATTACTGTATTGGGGATTTTCTTTATCAAATTTCTTAACGAAAATTCCCGATAAAGTATTTGCCATGTTTTCTTCAGGACCACCAATGTCCTGTATTTTATCAGTATCTTTAAGTCCCATCTTTTGATGCTGGTATTCATGAACCCATTCGTGTGCGACGGTTCTAAAAATATCAATCAATAATCTTTTGTGTACTAAAACATATATCTTATGACCAGGTTTTCTAACACCTGTGGTCATCTTTATATCCCTATTACCTGTGAATGTAATATAAACGTCTTCTGTAAGTGGTAATTCACTTTGCAAGAATTTAACAAACTCTTTCGTAACTTCGATTTGTTCGGGTGTTGAGAATTTATTAATATCTTTGAAACATGCTTTCATTATTAATAAATACAATAAAAAGGGTTAAGTGAAAAAAGTTGAATAAAATGTTTAAAAGAATTTTAACATTTGAGGTATCGAAAGGTTTGACAATTTGAATACTGACATTTGAGTACGTATCAGTTCAGGTATCAAGTTTCTAGATGTATGTAGATAACGTATTATCCTCCCTCTTCCAACTTAACCCAATATCTTAGATGGATGTTGTAGCGTTATGCTCATCCAACTCCTCTTGGAGTCTTTCAATTTCTTCTTCGATTGTTAAAACCAGTTGGTCTTTTTCCAATACGCTAATTTTCGCAGTTTTAACAACTGCTTCACCTCTACCATAACGGTCAAAGTGTTTACCATCGACACAATCCAATTGTCTTAAATTTGACAACTGAGATTTCAATTCAGACATACGGAAAATTTTACCGTATACAGGAGCATTTGCCAAATGTAATTTGGTTTTTAATTCAACCAATTCTTCACTCATGGTCAACCAATTTCTCATTGATTCTACAACATCGTAAACTCGTGCTGAACCTTCCTCAACAGAATTATACATTTGAACTTTACTGAACTCTTGGTTCATTTTTGAAGCTAATTTCTTCTTGTACTTTAAGGCTTGTTTTACTTTCATAATCTTGTTTCTTATTTGTATAATATAAGTGTTTTATTTCAAAAGTCAAATTTAATCATCACCCGCATCCCACTCAGTGAATATAAATTCCAATCTAATGAATGTTATTTGGTCGTATCGGTTCTTGTATACCGTAGCCTTCAAACCTCCACTAGAACTCATATATGGTTCGTTTAAACCCATTCGACCAGCTTCTTTAATACCTTCAATAGAACTATTAATCCTATCTTTAGCACTTTCAATTAAATCATATTTTGTTGGGACTCTGTACCCGTTATGCGTTAACCATCTCCAACCTATATATTCCATCATTAGTTGGCACTTATAGAAGTCGAAGTTTTGGATTACTTCATCAATTAATTCTTGTTCTTTTTTGTTAATGGTTATCATGTGGGTCTCCTATTTTTTTAACTCTATACTTATATCCTGAGTCAGAGTTGATTTCGAACCGAAGTCTCATCTCTTCAGCAGCTTCTTTTGTTTCAAATTCTAATACGTCATCTGCACTATCTAAAATAATAACAGGTAATTCTTTTTCTCTTGTGGCATCTTTCACCATCTTTATAATAATGTAACTCATACCCCTATTATAAGAAAAGAATCCCCAACTTTCAAGGTCAGGGATTTCTTTTTTTTTAGATGGATTGGACCATCATTTCGGTCATACCATTCCATTTTTTGATTTGAGATTTTGGAACCCAAAACTCCATCTCTCCAATTTCCTCAACTCGTTTCAAGTAATCGTTACGGAAACGTTCAACTTCAGACTTGTTCTTGATGTACTCCACCTTCATGTGTTTAGAACATGTCTTACCCATCTTAGTCAACATTGAGAACTCATCGGTCAACTCACGTCCGCAACACATACAGATGTTACCACGTTTTACGGTCATCTTACCTGCGAACTTAACCGCCTTTGGACTAACACCCAACAAACGAGTGATATCAATCAACACAGGGTTGAACTCCAAACCGTATGTCTCTTTCAATTGTTGACCAATTTTACGAGCCAAGATGATTGATTCACCTTCAGTTGGCCAGTTCATACTGATGGTCTTGTTTTTGTTCTCCTCTTTTACGATTTGAGCAACTGCCGCTGACACTTGTTTGTCTGTCAACTTACCATACTTTTCCAATTTAGATTGGATGTCTTTAACAAAGTTGTTCTCACCTGTGTAGGATTGAATCTTCTTCATGTCCTCGGTCAACTCAACTTGTTTTGCTTCAACGGGTGCGTTAAAGATTTTCTCAACCGCCACGTTTTGGGCTGGTGTTAATTGACCGTATTTTGCGATTACGTCTTTCATTTTCATGATGAATTGGTTTTGACCTTTGTAGTTCTTAACGTTTTGGATTGTAGATGTAGTTGTCATATTTGTATCGTTTTGTGAATACAAATATACAACAATAGTTTGAACCACCAAACTAATTTCAATATTTTACCCAATTTTTTTTGTAATCCTTGTTGAAGGCACAAAACTCCGCATAATCGTTGATAATCGGTATACCTGTATTGTAGTATCCACATATCACCGCCCAATCTTTATATTGTTTGTGAAGTTTACTTAACAACTTCATGGAGATTTGAACGTTAAGGTCAATGTTGTAGAGCAAGTCCTTCTGACTAATCTTCTTACCACTGACGTAATTTGCAGTACTCGGCATAATCTGCATTGGTCCTTTGGCTCCTGATGATGAAATTAATTTTCCATTATAGTTCCAATCAAATGGTCCTTGATATCTTGTCTCACGATAAGCCACGTTGTAGGCAACGTGTTTTGGTACCTTATACAACTTCGAATACTTCTCTATTGAGGTATACATTTGAAGACTGTAGGGTGAGTTTTGTTTCCCACCCATTTCCTCCAATTTGTATTCTTCTTCAGGTGCCGTCATGCTGAACAAGCTAATACCCGCTCCGATGACACAGAGTACCAAAATAAGATAGAAATATTTGAATCCGTTTATTACCATTAGTTAGTTGGAGTTGCTGGTTTATAGATACTTTTTGCGTACATGTTGAAGATTTGAACACCGATTGAATCTTGATACAAGATATAAGTCCCGTCACCCTTTTGGATAATCAATAAGTTGTTGTTCTCATCCATTGCTAGTTTAACCTCTGATTTCCTAACAGAGACAACCTGAGGTCGTTTGCTGTATGTTGTTTTGATGTAGTCGTAGTAGTATCCGATTGAGATACCTCCTGCAAAACTGATTGAAATAATCGTATAAAACGAGATTTGCTTCAACAGTCCTTTTACTTTTTGTTTGATATTTTCCATGTTTTCCATAATTGTTTTTTTTTTAATGGTACAAAAAACCCCTTGTATTATCAAGGGGTATCGATGTTTTTTAATTTTGGGTGAAGGCTTTGTCAGCCCAAGTCTTCGCTCCCATTCGGTCCCAGATGTTCATGTCACACATGTCAGGGAATGAACTTCTCATATCACCAACGGTCAATACATCCAAGAAAGCTTTATCGATTCCGTGCCACTTGTTACCCTTAGTAGTGAAAACATTGTGCCAGTATTCAACTCCGTTGTCGTAAGACACCTTAACTTGGATGTTTACCAAAGTGTTTTTCTTGTACCCTGCAATAACAGAATGAGCGGTACCTTTCTTGTCGTGAATGCTTAGGAAACCCGCTTGACACTTGCCAGCGATACGGAACTCATATTCCTTATTAAGGTCTTTGATGTGGTTAGAAACCATTACAGAGATGGTTTTATCCTTACATACGGTGTCAAAAGAGCCGTAGAATACGTCTCCTGCCATTGTTCCTTCAGTTACTTTGATGATTGTGTTGGTGGTTGTGTTTGTCATAGTCATATCGTTTTGTGAATACAAAGATACAACAATAATTGACTTCCACAAATCTTTTTTACAATTTTTTTTCTTCGTCAGGAGTGCATTTTTTTTCTGCCCCACATATCGGGCATTCTTTGATTTCTTTTGATTTAATGTATTTCATTCTAACAAGTTTACCCAATTCAAAATCATTTGGGTGATTTTTAATTTCTTCTTCGGTGATGATTAAGTATTGTCCCATATCGTTATTTCTTTACATTATAAATATAATAGTTCATTTTTATAAAATAAACCTATTTATAGTTATGGGATTAGATAAGGATAAACTAAAACGTCTTGAAGATAAATTAAAATATTTATACAAAATGGAATTCGAACAAACAAAGTTCGTCACCAGTAATATTGACATTGACTTTGAGCAAATGGAAGATGAAGATAAGGAATGGATACTTGAAAGAGTTAATATCCAAGTTGACTTTGAATATGACGGAGCTCTTGATGGGGATGAAATATATTACTTTACCCGTGATTTGAAGATTATGTGTGATAAATTTACTTCCGTAATTAAACGATATACCCCAACCCAAGAAGGTAAACTTGTTTCAGGTGATTCAAATTGTCATGTTTCAGACCCAATGATAATCAGAGTTGATTACAAATATGAGGACACCCACAATTTTACATTAGCAACATTTATTACATACATAGACTAATGAACGATAAATTAAAAAGATTAGCCAAGAGTATATCTGAACTATTACCAGATAATCCAAAAAGTCCTCAAAATGTATTTGATTCATTTTCAAATAACGTATATGAGTCTCAAAAAGATTATTTTAATGCACTTGGTAGTGATTCAATAATTAAAATAATTTTATACATTTACTCACTTAAAGAAACAGGTGAATTTAAAATGGGTGATAATATGATAAATAGATTATCATTTGCCTCTTTATTCTTTACCAGTGGAAATTACTCACAAATGCCATGCGATTCTTGTAGTGGGGATGGAGTTGTGGAGTGTGATTATTGTAATCATAATGGTTTAGCGAGTTGTGAGGAATGTGGTGGTGATGGTACCGATTCAGACGGTGAAGAGTGTGGTGATTGTGGTGGACAAGGTGAGGTATATTGTAACAATTGTGGTGGTGACGGTGGTATTACTTGTAGTTCATGTGATGGTACAGGTGAAGTTGAATCAGATGCGGTTGAATATAACTACAGTTATATTTGTACTTGGAATAATGAAATAAAAAATCTGTGTGAATTAAATGAAGGAACACAAGAACCAGCCATGTCCGAATATGACTTTGACCGTCTAAGTGATGACTATATTACTTTATTTTATACCGAAGAAGCCGCCGAGTTAAGAAATTTTGTCGATACAAATGTTCTTTATTGTATTTCTTATTTGGATGAACCAAAGTTAGGTTTACAATCTGATAAGCTCCTACAAATTCGTTGGGACGATTCATCAAACTTTCAATCTTATATGTCATAATTATGGACCTTAAACGATGCCTCAAATTACTTAATTCAATTAATTATCCAAATCAAACAGAAAACCTGTTAAGCGTTTTTAGATATATTGATTATACCCCATACCTATTTAATGAAAACTTATTAGAGAGTCTTGGTGTAATAGGTGTTACCGACTTTGTAGGAAAGACCTTCTCAAAAATGGGAGCCATGTCCAAACCTGGATTTAAAGTTGATTTAGATGATGTCGGAGAAGATGGTTCTTACATTTACCTGATTATTGATTCATATGAAATAATTCAAGATGACGAAGACGGTCACCTTCCTTTTGAAGTTTGGATAAATTATAGTTGGGGTGATAATCAACTTATTCATGATGGTACAGGACTAACTTTGGATGAAATTTATGACGAAGTTGGGTTGGGTGAACTTGGTGAATATGATGAACTTTTAGACAATATCAAGGATAATGTGGCATACAAAGTATATTCCCAAACAGGATTCCATATACACTTTGACGGTCAAATATAAAAAAAGAGAGACCGAAGCCTCTCTTTTTGGGATTGACAGGATGTGTCAAACTTCCACCACCTTGTTTTTCTAAACAAGGAAACTATACCTCAATACTCAGGTCTTCTCGTTTAATTATTGAGTTTACAAGTTTTTCAACATCATCTGAATTCATATAACTAAGAATGTCATGAGTTGCGTCAGGATAAAAATATTTTGTAATGAATTCTTTTGTTTGAACATCAAAGATTGCAACCTCAAATGTGGTTTCAAAATCACCATACAATCCAATATCTCCACCTACAATAGAAATCTCAACCTTATTGTTACCAAATCTCGTTTGTTTTCCACCTCTACCTCTTAATTTATGACTTGGATGGGGTTTAGCCCATTTCTTTATGTCTTCAATAGTTATCATTTTGTCTCTAACGCTTCCATTTTAGATTTGGCAACCAAGTGCTCCGCCAATGTGTAAGCGTCCACGTTAGTCGTGATAATTGAACTCACCAAGTGTTTGTGAGGGATATGAACAAGGAAATCCACACCGTTGAAGAATGTCAAATCATTCTTTAACTCAATACAACCTTGTACCATCTTCAAGAACAACTTGAATTGAGTATTGTTAACAAATGTCTCATTCAATAATACTCCGAAAGTCTCGTGTTGAATCTTGATGTTGTGTGATGCCATGTTCATATCCTTTGATTTAGATTACAAAGATAGTGTTTAATTCCGAACTAACAAATCAATTATTGAATTTCTCCAAACTTTTTTCAACGGTACTTACAAAAGTATTAACCAAATCATTAACATCTTTAAATTCATTCTCTCCTCGTTTTTCAAGGTATTTTAAATTTGAATGAAGTTCATTAAGGTCGATGTTTTTCATCGCATCAATTAGAGATTCAACTTTGTTCTTCGCCCTTTTAACCGCCTCTCTATCCACGTGGTAAGCTCGAAACCTTAACATCAACTCAGCTAATTTCTCAGGTTTCCAACCTTTTTCAACTAAACGTGATTCATCGATTTCGTTATCATTTTGACTGTAGACACTAATTCCACCAGAAAGAGAATGTCCCGAATTATTATAAAAAGCAATCTTCTGAAAGTTTTTTATTTTGGATTCAGTCTTATCAATCAAATACACCAAACATCCATTCCTAATATAGTTATTGAAAGTATTAGGATTACTTTTAGAAGCGGTGCACCATGTAGTACCAGCCCCATATCTTAAAGAACCCCTGTGAGTTTTAGGTGAAACCATAATAACTTCATTGTCCTCGTAAAGCACATTAACATGTTCTTGTCTATCAAATGATTTTTCTTCTTTTGCAATCTCAGCAAGTTCGTTCATGTGAACTAACGATTGATAGTTAGAAAAATCACTTGAATAAATGTCTTTGTTTGTGTGATACGCCAACAACTCATCAAATCGTTTAACCTCTTTGATTAATTGAGGTGAGGTACACATAAAATCACTATTTTTACCACGTGATACCCAAACTTTTAACATGTACTCCAAATACTTTTTGGTTGGTGTAGTATCACTATCAACTAATTTTGTAAATGTTGACATATTTACACCTGGAAATTTTAATCTTAGTTCATCTACTTTTGACATAATATTTATTTTAGCGTTCTGTTTATTTCTTTTTGAATATCTTTTTCTTTCATGGTCTGTCTCTTGTCGTGTAGTTTTTTACCACGAGCAAGTACGATGTCAACCTTGAAGGTGTTTTTAACTTGGTAAATTTTGTATGGGATAATACTTAAACCTTTATCCAAACTCTTTTGAAGTTTAACTAACTCACGTTTTCTAAGTAGTAACTTACGGTCTCTTTTAATATTATCATTACCAATACCTGAGATGGATACGTTTTTCATGAATAACTCTCCGTCTTGGAACATACAATAAGAATCAACAAAAGATAACTTACCATCACGAATGAATTTAACCTCAACACCAGTCAAGACCATACCCGCTTGATACGTGTCCAAGAACTCGTATTCATGCTTTGCTCTCCTGTTTACTATGTTGAAACCCTCTTTCATGGGAACAAAGATAATATAAATTTTGATATAAACAAAAATCCCCCACATTTCTGTGAGGGATTATTATTACCATGTTCTACATGCCCAATATCTTGGTTTCCATCTTGGACCAGGAGTATCACAATTGTGTCTTGCCCTAAAGTTCTTTCTTCTTTCAGGATTATTCTTCTTAATCCTCATTATTTTACCTTTGGCCGATGTTCCACCAAAACCAAAGTTTACCTTAACAACCTTACCTTTGTCGTTTTTAACATATACTTTGGACTTTTTAACGTCACCTTGCATTATTTTACCCAACTGAACTTTTCTTCCCTGATATTCAGCTTCGGTTATTAAATCGCCGATAATAAAATTGGTTTCTTCTACCGAACCATATTCATCTTCATATAAAGTTTCATTTTTGGGTGCAATACCCTTTTTCTTCATATTGATTGCAATTGCAGCTTGTTGAGCAGGGCTTGAAGCTTCGTTTGTTTCCACATCTTCAGATTCATTCTTAACACAATTTGGATATCTTTTTCCAAACATTGTTTTCATTCCTTTTTTCTTATAACCACTCCAACATTTTTCTGTTAGTTGTTGTTTTGAATCACCCTCAATTATGATTTTTAATTGTTGTTCGGTTATTATTATTTCCATAATAATAAATATCCTGTAAAACAAAAAACCCCGAACAATTTCTTGTCGGGGTTCTTGGCTTCAGGTTGAGAATACACCTTCTTACGAGAGACTTTACAGGAGATTATTGTTTACTCCGATTTCCACTTCCTTTTGAGAAGTACCTCTCAGTCACGGTCAATTAGATTAACCAATCCTTAAGTCGTAATCTACTCTGTTTTTACTCGTTGCTCTTCAAGGTTGCCACCCTGATTATGTCTTGCGGACTTAGAGAACTTTCACAACAATCGTATTGGGCTTGGGACCCTTTACGGCCATGAACATCTCATGACTATGTAGTGACCTGTCAATCACGACTGGCGAACGCTTTTCCTTGTATCTTTTAGTTGTTAAACATCAATTAACAAAGTTTGCGGTTGTGGATGATGAAAGTAGCGGTTCGCCGACCAAGCCATGTCATCTTTTGAACGACACGATACTTAACTACTCCCTAAGATATCCCTATCTTCATACTTCAAGTTTGTTTCATCTTAAATCCCTTGGTAGAGACTTTAAGAAGGAATCACCAGCACCACCTGTACGACCTCTTACCTTTCGGTTTTAAACCCACTTTAATATTGAATCACGCAATAGTATGGTCGGATAACCATGTGTCTTACAATAATTCTACGAGTTATTCTTATTGGTGTTCCCACCTCAACCAAACGACCCACATCGCTTGGTCATTAAACCAGTTTCCCTACAGTGTCACCCTCGGTACTCAAGGTCTAACGATATCTCGCTTGTCTACTCGAGCTCCCTTTCGGAAGCCGCAAACCACTTAACCAAATGATTCACTTTATACCACTTTCATGGTTTATTTTATGGACTATAGACCGCCCAATATCTTTAATTCAAAGAACGTTTTCTTAATTGTTTCACAAAGGTAAGATAAAGTTTTCAATTTACCAAACTTTTTGTGAAGTTTTTTTTTTGTTGCGAGAGAGGGAATCGAACCCCCGACCTCAAGGTTATGAGCCTTGCGAGCTACCGCTGCTACCATCTCGCGATATATCTTAAGTAAAAGAACTTTCAAAGTAATGTCCCACAAAGATAAAACTATTTTTTGAAATAATCAAATGTCTGTGGGACATTTTTTTTGAGACTCTCATCTCAATTGTTTCACAAAGTTAAAACAAAATTCTCATTTTGTCAAATATATATTATGAAACTTTTTTTGGGGATGTCCGTCATTTCTGACTGAAACAATAAATATACCCAACAATTTCAAAAGTACTATATTTTTATGGATAAGTCAAATTTTTTCTATAAAAAAGTTTAAATTGACATATCTTCCACTATTATTTGTATTTATATGTATGAAAGTTAGAATCAACGACAATATTTTTAATGTAAAAACTTTAATAGATAAGAAATCTCAATCTATTGGGATGATGGGTAAAACATTTGGAGCTACGTTCGAAGGTCTATTATTTTTAATGGGTGGAGACAAACAATCTTTTTGGATGAAGAATTGTATTATACCATTAGATATTCTCATCATTAGAAATAATGTCATTGTAAACATACATTATAATTGTCCTCCTTGTAACGGTAATGAATGTCCAAGTTATGGTGGAAATGGAAATATTGTATTGGAAGTTGAAGGTGGAAGTTGTGAATACTTGGAGATTGAACCAGGTGATACAGTTGAATACTTACTTTGATTCTGCGATTTTTTCTTTAAGTTTTCTTTCAAACTCATTTGCAATCATCTTTGTAAACTTAACTGAAGGTGAATCATCACTTTCAGAGTCATATCTATTTTGAGATTGAGGTGGTCTTTTACTTCTACCCAAATAATTTAAACCAGAAATGTTTGTAATACATTTGTGTCCACCTGAATTTGATTGAATTAAATCCCATGCATTGATTCCAATTTTATCTAACATATTTCTATGTTCTTCAGTTAAATCTTTGAATGGTGTTTCCATCATATCTTGAATATGGTCCAAAACTTTTTCACCACCTTCTATAGTGGTAAACTTATCACCATATAATGCTTCAAAGTCTTTAAATGTGAATCCAATACTTTCAGGACCCACAGAAGTTTCACTAACCCACTTAATAGTTGATAGAGGAATTGTTCTTTGTTTTAGTTGGTCTTCCCATTTACTTATAACTTCTTGAGCGATTTCACCTAAGTTAACACCTTTTAATTCTCTTTCTTTTTTGAATGGATTACAAGATGCTTGAACCAATCCCATTGGCCATGCCATAATTAAAAAGTCCGCTTCAGGATTGTTTCTAAATGGTGTGTATCTATCATAAGAACCAGGTTTAAACATATTACCACCACCATATTGAAAAATGATACTATCACTAACTCTTGGATAGTTCTTCATATTTTGTTTATAATCTTCAGCGTTTTTCTGTAGTTCTTCAGGTTTAGCTGCGTTTGTTTTTTTCATCCAATCTTTAATACTATTTAAAATAGACATTAAAGATGGTTCTGAATCCATAACTAACGATTCTAAAAACCCTGGTTTATTTTTAAACGCCAACAATAACTTATTAATAACCAAACCTAACAACATTTTATTCTTTTGAAGTGGTTTGTCTTTATCTAATCGATAAATGTAATTAACCACCTCATCAGGTGTAATGTCATATTTAGCATAATCTGCAGAATCAACAGTATTGATTAATAAGATGTCTGATGATGGAAACAAATCTCTTGGTGATACTACTTGTGATATTGTTTCTACGTTTGAACGAGCACCTCTGAATTGTTTTGAAGTACCTTTTTCAACTCCCACTTGTTTGTCGTGGTGGTCCGTATGAATTACGAACATTGGCTTACCGTGAGCAAAATCTACAAGAACTGGCATCACATCTCCCTGTGCGTCGTTCTTTTTAACTGAGAATTCTTTGTCACCGTATTGGATTATGTGAGTACCTACAACTTCAATACCATTATTTTCAAGGTATCTTTTCATTGCAATTGCAGTTGTTACTCCATCCAAATCTTGGTGAAAGTATATTTCAGCTTTAGGATATCTTTTTCTTAAAGCTGAAATATCTCTTATTCCAGTTTCTTTAATTAACATTTTCATTAATCTAATCCAAAGAAGTGAGCGCCTTTATCAAGGATATCACCATAATCGGAAACACATTGCTTGAACATCTCTTTATCTTTATTTAACATCTTACTCATAGTATCAGGACCCCAAACTCCGTCAGCAGGATATACTCCAATTTTAGCCTGATAATTACTTATCGCTTGCGCTGATTTAGATTTTGGATAATTACCAATACTTCCGTCAATTACCAATGCCTTTCCTTCATCATCTTTGATACCTTTTTTATTTAAAAAACATTGGATTGCTCTATTGTAATTATATCCCTCTGTTTGTTCTTTAATAACACGTTTAACTATTCTTGTTAAATCCGATTCTGTTAATTTTATAATTTTTTGTCCCATATTAGTTTTTTAAATAAATATCCATAAAACAAAAAAAAGGGTTGTTAAACCCTTTTATTTAAATTCCATTTCCATTTGTTTATTTCGGTCAATAAAGTGTTGAACTCTATCTTGAGCAACTTTACTGTAGTTTTCACTCAATTCTATTCCAATCCATCGTCTTCCACTAATCTCAGCGGCACATAAACTAGTCCCACTACCAGCAAAAGGGTCAAGAATTACATCGTTCTTATAAGTTAGAATCTTAATCGCTTTCATTGGAATATCCATTGAGAAGGTCGCCTTAGTTTGTTGTCTTGTATCCGCAAAGTATTCCCACTGACCATAAACCAAAGACATAAATTCTTTCTTATCATTATCCTGATATATCGCTTTGGTTTTTACGGTACCATCTTCCTGTTCCATGTCAACCATGTCAGCTTTCCATTGTGGTTCACCTTTAATTTTTTTAATCCTGTCTTTCTTATAAGCCAAGATAACACACTCCTTTGGATTGTAGATGTAAGGACTTGAAGGACTCATCCATGAACCCCAAGCTGTGGTCTTACTTCTGTGTGGTGAATTCTCATCAAGGTCAACAAGACCATAAAACTTAAACCCAACCTGTTTCATGATAGCCCAAAACTCTGACATAAACAATACTCGTCCACCTCTATCCTGTACGTTCACTTCGTATGGGATGTTTACAGCAATTCTACCATCATCTTTCAATGTGTTGTAGGCTTCGGTCAACCATTTTCGTGAAAACTCCCAGTAATCCTCCATACTCATTCTGTCGTCATGACTATCGTATTCGATTCCAACATTGTATGGTGGTGATGTCACAACTAAATCAACAGATTCTAACGGTAATGTTTTCATTACCTCGATACAATCACCTTGTAATATTTTTCCTGTTTCTATCATATCTTACTATTCTTTAAATTATCTATTCGTCTTTGTAGATACCATAGAGCCTTATTCAGGTCTTGTAATTCTTTATCTTTTTCTTTTTTTCCCGCCCTTGAAATATATTTAACAGTATTTCCAAGATGGAAATCTAATTCCCACGCCTCGATAACTTTGATTGCTTCGTATGGATTGTCTTCCCCTCCGTAATGTTGGGGGTGATTTACTTGTTCACTCATCTTCTTTTTCTTTATAGAAACCAATTTTAATTTGTTGATGCATTTCTTCTTTTAATGCCTTGTTTTCTCTTTGAAGAGGTCTTACCATCATAAAATACATTATGATTAAATTTACAACTACTGTAATCGCTAAAATAAAATACATCCAAAACATATTATTTTTTTTTATTATTTGTTTATTTACAAGGGTTTAATCACATAATAATCTTTTGCATAGGTAGATTCTTCGATTAAATTTTCTTCAATAAGTTTGTTTAGTTCAACTCTTGCCTCATCCTCAGGAATTCTTAGGATATACTTTGCAATATAATCGATGTGAATGGGTTGTCTTAATTTAGACAATAATTTTTTAGTTGATTCAGTATCCATCTGTTTAGTTATTATTTTTAAAATTTCTTCATCTGTATTACCTTCATTGTGTAAGTCATAAACCTTAAGACTTTCTTTATCTTCAAAAAAAAGAGCATCACTCTTACCGTAATACTCTTTCAATTTATTTTCATGAAGTAACTTTAAACTTCTTTCAATATTGATATGTCGTTTATTGAATCCCACGACACAAATATAAGTATATTATATTTCAGAGTCAAAGTTTTTTACCTTAACCATGTTAACTATTTGAAAAATATATGCGGTTATTTTTCGTTTCATGATTGGTACGATGGCTTGTTCCATTGGAAAATTCTGACTACATGACATTTCAAATACTGGTAAGTCTTTATAGTATTCAGTTTTGTTAAACTTGGAATGGTTTTCGATGATTGAAAGTAATGTTGTTTTGTCAGGAGTGTTCTCATATATCTTAGTTATATAAGTTTGACTTATGTTTATATCTCCTCGTTTCTTTTTGATTTCATATTCCCAAACATAAACTTTATTATCCAACTTTCTATAATAAAAAACATATCCTGAACCCGCAACCAAGTGTTCTTTATTCTTTTTGATTGAGATTTCAACTTCATCAAACACAATGTTCCAAATAGATTTTGCAATATTGAATGTGTCAAATAATTTGTTGTTTGAATATTTGATTGTCCTACCCAACTCGTCCTCCTCTTCTTTAGACATTTCTCTTGGCTTCTTTGGATACAAATCTTTTAACATGATTTCATCATCATAAGAATGAAATTTTTTGTCTGTAAGTAGGAGAGTATTTTCTTTGGATAATGATTGCATGTTTGCCAAGTGTAACGACAACTCAACAAAGTCAGGATAAATTTCAAACTTATCTAACCTCTGCTCGCATTTCTGTATGTAATCCAATAAAGTATATTTATTGTATTCAAAATCCAACGGCTCTTTTAACATCCACTCAGGATTTAGCTTAAATGCTATTTTCTTTCTTCTCCCCATACAACAATTATAACCAAATAAAAATCTTAATCAATTCTCATTACATAAAAGGTCACACCTTCAACATCGATTTCATCCGCACTTCCATCATAACCATTTAGTGTGGTACCATATCCATCTTCTTCAACAATCCCTTTAATGAACGCATCTTTGTCTATATACTCATTCATTTCTAATCCATACTCATTCATAAAACCTTCTACATCATTTTTTGCTTCTTGAACTCTACTTTCAATTATCTCTTCAAGTAAATCCTCAGGGAAATCACCTTCAGGGTCTTCTTTGATATCCTCAATCTCTGTGTCCATCTCGGTAATCTCATCATTCAACTCGTCAATCCTTTCTTCAATATCCTCATCATCCTCACCATCCATACTACCCTCCAATTTGGTTATTAACTCTCTATATTTTTCTATCTTATCATTTAAAATTGCAATCTTTTCTTCTTGTTTTGTAGATAAATTTCTTTGGTCATTTTCCAAATAAGAATCAGGACTATCATAAACGTCTTGGTTGAATAAATCTTCGGCATATGAAATAACCGCATCCTCATCAATATGTTGTTGCACAAAATTAGAGTTAAATCCTTCATACCCTATATCATCAATTAATTGTTCAACATATTCATAAGCACTTGTTTCCATCTCATTCTCATCACCAACCACATATCTACGGTCTTCAACTTCAGGAGCTCCAATCACTTCAAACTCCGACGCATCATAATAAGTTCCTGTTGGGATAATATTATACACATCTATCTTGTTATCTAATTCGGTTAACTCATCTTCCAACTCACTTATTTCATCCAACAAATCACCTCTTACTTCTTCGTCATTATCATATTCCGCTTGAAGTCTGGTAATTTCATTTTCAATTCTTGCAATCTCACCTCGGTCTTGATTGGTCATTACTTCAATATCACCTTCTATCTCAAGAACTCGTAATAACGCATGTGCCTTCAATCCAATTTCAGGTGCGTTGGGTAACGCCCATTCATTCTCTTCACGTCTTTCTTGAGCGGCATTTTCTCTTTCTCTTAAAATTTGAGCTATTCTTAATTTTTCTAATCGGTCTCTTTCTTTTCGAGCCAACTCTTTATCACTATAAATCTTAACCTGTTCAGGATAAGTTGATTTAATATAATCATCAACTGAACTTAAAATCTCGTTTAACTTATTTGTTCCAAAAATCCAACCACCATTAACCGTTGCATCCAAAGCATCATAATAAGTTTTATCCCCATCGAATTTTTGAAGTAATGCAACTTTATAGAACTTATTATTACTTGGAGCATTTCGGTCCAAAATATAAAATAACTTACCGTCTTGATTGTATCTATTGAACTGGTAATCCGAATCAGCACTAGTACACCATTTAGTACCTTTACCATAATAACATGATGAATCATGGGTTAAAGGATTCACAACAAAAAATCTATCATCATCATAAACAACATTCCCACCTTCAACTTGTTTGACTACTCGTCTTTGTCTTTCATCATATTGACTAATCGCCGAGAATAATTGTCCAACACTTTTATATTGGAAGATATCTGTTATAGGTAAGTTTGTTGATACCCTTTCAAACTTATCTAAGGCTTGCTTGAGTTTTGAAAGGTTGTCTTCAAAATTAACCATGTCAAGATTTTTACCAACCCAATCCAAATATTTTTGTGGCACCGCCCCAAGAATTTTATTTACATTCTCTGTACCAAACTTTTGTGAGTACTTGGCTTTGAAGTCGTCAACTCGTCCTTCTTGTATTAATTTTAAAAAATCCATTGTATCTTTAATTGATAAATATTCTTTTACTCTTATATTTCCACAAAGATAGTATTTATTATCAGGAAACAAATAAACTAACTAAAATACAATACCATGGGATGCGGATGCAAAAATAACGGAAACCAATCACAACAGCCTTCACCTCAACAGGTTCAACAGGCTGCAGCTCAAAGACAACAAACTAACGAAAGTGTCAAATCAGCCATTAAAAAAACGGTTGAGAAGTACTACAACGTAAACAAAACGAGTAAGTAATCTAACACATTTAAGAAATTAATGAGGGGACAATGAAAATTGTCCCTTTTTTCGTATTTATATTATATGGACATTAATGAATTAATAGAAAAGTTTAATGATGGAGATACTGATTTTATTCAGTACTTTAACGACATTGATACATTTCTTAAGTTTGTTAATAAAAGAGGTCTAATTAATGAGTTAGACCCTGAAGGAAAACTTTCCGAACATTATCAAAACGAATTACTATTATTTTATTACGAAAACGATAAACAAAAGTTTTGGGAATATGTGTTGAAGTATTTGAATGATGTTGAATTAGTTGATGGAGTTCCATATCTTATTCTCGATAGTATAGGAGAACTATCCGCATTATTCTGTGATGGAAACAGATATGATATATCTCAAGATACTGTTGAAGGCATATTATCAGGTGAATATGATAGAGATTTTTATTACGATTCAACTGATGATGTTTACAGAGATGTCATTCAAGAACTTACCAAAGAAAATTTAAAGAGATTAAAAGAGTATATCATTCAAACTTTAGATGGTCAACAATTATCCACAGATACGGAAGTACTTGAGTCTATCGCTCAAAGAGAAAATACTGAATATGTTACTGTAAATGAATCTAACATTGACGAAATAGTTGACGATGAGGAAACTATGAATGAATTAATGAAAGACGAATTAGGAGACCTTAAAAGTGAATTATATATTATTTATAATTCTTCATATAACTCAGCATATGAAGAAGAATTATTCGAAGATATTATGGGAGAACTTTCAAAATATTTTGGTGATGGTGAATGGGTAACAAGACCTCACACTTGGAAAAATGATACTGAAGTACAAAGATATAAGGCACCAATACACAACTTTGAAAGTAACATTGTTGATTATTTAAGAGAAAACAAAAGTTATAGTTACGGGACACTTGAATATTGGGGCGATTACTTGGGTGTTATAAAAGACCAAAACGATTGTTTATCTGTAATACCTCCTGATTATCCTGACTCAAGAAAAGTAGATAAAAATATCAACTTGTACTTTAACGATTACATTTAATATTCTTTTTACGAATTAAATTGTTTATACTTAAACAATAATAAATTCCAAAAGAAATACCAATGATATTAAAATCACCAACAAGCAAACTATCAATAGTTAATTTATTTGCAGATTTCATATTAAATCAAATTCCAAAAGACGAGGAAAGTATTATCCAAGTCGCCGACTGTTTAAACTTTTATGTAATCAAAGGTAAAACAACCTATAAAGAAACTTTGGACATTGCAAAAATAAAAGATGAATTCACCTCAAAGTTTAAAGAACAATTAGTTGACCTAAAATTAACTCATACAATTGATTTAATCGATTATAATTCCAAATTGAACCCGTTAGATGAAATAACATTTTCATATCATAACAACTCAAGTAATTGCTCGTATCATAAGCATCAGTGTGATGAATATTTAATTGATGATACAAAGTCTTACGACCATAACTTTCATGTAAAACCAATCTTGGAAGACAATAACTTAATTTTTTGTTCCGAGTTCCCTCATGGTTATTCATTGAAACAGGGAAGGTTGATGTATTACTACGGAAAACATATTTTCTATAACATCCCATACAACTATCCATTCTCAACCTTGACATTCACGATGTCAACAAAAAAAGACGAATCAGGTGATAACCAATTCTCAGTTAAAAACTCACACCAAAAAGAAGATGAAACATTAAAGTCTGCAATCTTGGATGTATTTGATTTTGATATGTCTTGGTTAGAGACAGAAATGAAAAAAGTGGATTGGTCTATTGAATTAACCAACCCACTTCAGGAATACGACCTTATTAAAAAGAAAGTAAAAGACTTTGTAATTTTTTAAATCAGACCAAGTTTTTGTCTGTGTTCCTGAATAATTGTAACCGCTTCACTTAATTCGTTGTAATTTCTTTCAGGAGCATATAAAAATGATTCATGTTTGTCGCCATCTTCTTCAATGATTAACATTGCCGGTATCATGTCATTCTCTGTAATCTCAACAAAGATATCATACTCATCTTTATAATCATCAATATCTCGGTCAAAAAATTCAATTCCCTCATTAGTTAACATTTCTTTAAAGTCAGTACAAAACGGACATCCGTTCATTGTATAGACAACCACATTTAAATCTTTCATACTCATTAAGTAAGTAATTCAAGAACTTCTGTTGGTGACATTACACCCGCCCTTGAAAAGACTTCAGAACCTTCTTTGAATATTTTTATTGTTGGTACGCTTCTAACACCCAACTCCATCATAAATTTCATGTCGTTATCTACATCGAATTTATAAATATTATACTTAGGTCTGTCAGTTGATTCACTAATTAATGATTCATTTACTTTACCCAAATTGCTTAACATAACTTTACATGGTCCACACCAAGTGGCATATAAATCTAATACGAAGTTTTCTCCGTTGCTAATCTTTTCTCTAAGTTCATTTGTTGTTAATTGTTCCATTCTTATATGTTTTTAATAATTGTTTTATAAATAATTTTAATTCGTTTAATTGTTCTTCTTTATAATAAATAACCAAAGTTTTCTTATCGACACAATCTTTAAATAAATATAAATAAAATGGTTGTTTGGTTTTATATATTTTACTTTTGATTTTAATTTCATCCATTTCAAACTCCATCCAACTATCACTAAAAACTGTAGTAAATGCACGACCATCCAAGAACTTTATAAAGTCATCAGGAACCTCAAGTTCCAACGTTGAGAATAATTTTCCATCTTCAAGTTTTTCAATATATTCTGGTTTACTTACCATATGTTCTCAATTTTGTCTTTATCCCAGACCAAACGGCCATCATCCCTCCAATAAGAAGTAGACTCAAGTTCCAAACCAGACTTGTGAACCTTTTTAATTTTGACTGTATCGAATTTTTCATCTTTAACATAATATAACATACGTCCATCCAATTTAAATAGAACGTCATCCCATTCTTCAGTTAATTTCTTATTAAACCTACCCAAAGATTGAACTCGGTCAACATAAATAGTCTTGGAAACTAACGCCTGACTTAATTTATATTCAACGGTGGCTCTAACATCTGAATCAACCCCACCCTGACGCAAAGACACAATCATTGAACCACACTTACCAATATATGTTTTAACACAATTGGATTGAATTGCACTCTCCTGATTATAGCTCTTACTGTTATCCAACAACACAGGATAATAAACTTCACCACCATGTTCAATTGGTTCACTTATGACCCGATAACTATAGTCAGGGTACTTACGATAGTAGGTACCTTCTCTATATGACTGTATTTTATCTACCCAATCCAAATGTTCACCCCTAAAATCACTTTTATCGTCATCAGATGACATCCATTTAATATTTGGTTCATACAACTTCAAATCACAATAAAATCTCATATGGTCATAGAATGTATGAGCGTCCAATGTACCATGTATAACAACATGTCTAAACAATTTAAACACACGTTTCAATTCTTCATTGGTGACAAATTCTTTAAAGTCTACAGGTAACGGATAATAATTAATGTTTGAATTCAAACATCCCAAAATTAACTCATAGTCTTGATTAACCCAATCGTCATTAAACATATTACGAGCCAAGGTAAGCATTGGAAGATTCAAACCTTCACAATTGTGTAAGGCTTTCTTAATCTGTTTACCCGATAACTCATTGCGTACCATAACGGCATCAACCATTCTATTATCAGTTTTCTTAAGAATTTTTTTAATCTCAGGTCCGAACCACTCATTCGTGTAAATATGGAAATTGTTAGGAAACTTAACCCCTCGTTTATTTAAATAAAACTTAAATAACCTTTGATTATTGGTTAACACTCCAAAATTATCAATGGGGTCAATCGTTTGAATAAAAACTTCCAAAGCTTCTTGAGTACAATCCACATCAAGATTAGAATCCACACGTCTTATACAATTCCTAATTGACAAACTCAAATTATTCAAAGGTTCGCCAATAAAGTAATTTCTATTGATTCGTTTTTTTGATTTTCTTTTTAAGTGGTAGTTATCAATACCTCCAACATACACATCACCAGTCTTGGTGTTCACACTAATAAATTCAACGTGTTTAATTGTCTTGAACCAAACAACACCCGGTCTTCTGTGTTTATAACCCCAGAATAATTTAATAGCAACTTTATCCCCATCTCTTTCAACTACAATAGTTACATTATTTCTAGTAACCGAATACAATTGGTCAGCAAATCGGGTAACAAACTCTTCCTCTGTTTTATTGGTTTTTTTATAAATAAATAATGGATGTTTTTTTGTTGGTTCAGGACCATCTTCAAGTTCAAAATTGAGGGTTTGACTTTGAATCATTCTCTTTACATAAGGGAACTCACTATAAGATTCGTGCTCAATAGTTTCATAGCTCACGAACTCTTTTTTGAATAACACCTCCTTCATATTACAAAGATAATAAAAAAAGAATGGGAGACAAAATATCTCCCATTATTTTATAAACCTTAATTCAAGATAATATTACCAAATTTTGTTTCCATGATAAAACTTTCCAACTTCTTCTTTGGTTTTTGTGGGTCACCTCCATTAACCACCACACAAATTTCAAGAATCTGTTTTTGAGTTAGTGACGGGTCATCACCTTTTTGAGTATTTTCTAAAGACATTAGTTTAACCTTTCGATAAAACTCATCTTCCTTCCCTTTGGGAATAAGTGTAAATAAGTCATCTGGATTTTCCCTGAAGAACTTGATGAAGTTATTCATGTATATTTCAACATCAACATTCATTATAATAAAATTTAATAGTTAAACAATTAATCTTGAAGGTCCCACATTCCTGGACCCATTTCAGTGCCCTTAGCCTTGATTGATTCAGGTACTTGTACGTTATTACTACCCTTAAGATTCAAGAAGTATAAACTTGGTAAATCTGCAATACAATCAGGAATACTTCTAAGTTTTTCGTTGTTGTTTAACGCCAAGAATCTTAATTTAGGTAAAGTACAGATTGAATCAGGTATGCTTTCAATACAATTATCCAAGATAATACCTGTTAAATCTTTGAATCTTCCAATTTCTTCAGGGATATTAATAATAAAACCATTTTTATCTCTGTTTTGAATATGAAATTCTTTCAATGTGTTAGGTAAATTACCAATTAAATCATCCAATCCGTATAATCCAATAAATTTACCAACCGCACCATGACTGAAACTATCAATAACTAATTTCTCACCACCAATTGTTAAACCTTTTGCAAATTCAGGTTTGAAGAAATTTTTCAACTCTGTCATTGGTCCGTTTAATAATTGAACCAAATCTTGTTGACGGTCATCCTTATCCATAAATTGATTCGATGGGAAGTGGAACTGATATCTATTTTTTGGTAATCCTGTTTCAGCAGTAACATCAGAGTCATTTGGGTTAAATATAACATATAAAGGACCATCTTTAATGTATCGGTTAAACCATTGGTCGGTACCAGGTGTTGAAGTACACCATCTAGTTTCTACATTGTTTCCTCCATAAAAACAAGCGGCCTCTTTACCTACAGGTCCTTTGTTTTCAATTTCAATAACTCTCCATGTTGGTCCATCAAATACCAATTTAGCTCCAGGGTGAACAGGTGCTAACTTTCTTTCAGCCTTAGTTGTTGTCGCCAAAGTCAAGTCAAAGTCCTTAACCGTATCGTATAATGTGTCAGGAGTTAACTTATTGATATCTCTCATATCTTGAGGGATTTTACCTTTAAACTTTTCAAACTTTGCAAGGTCATCTGTAACCTTATATAAATCCTCCATGAAAGTGTCTTTCACTTGTTGAACTTCACGTTCATAACCTGATTCACCAGGTTGTCTTTCGGTTTTTGGCATTAAGTATCGTTTAATCAACCATTGAACGTATTTACCAGCTTTAACCTTCTCAAGTTCTTTTGAGTCGGCGTTAGTTAAATCAACGTTATTTAACCTTGTTGTTGGGTCAGCTTCAACTAACTTGTTAAACTCTTCCCTGCTCATCTTAGGCTTTACCTTATTACCTTCTTTATCTTTAGATGGCTTAGTAAGTGCGTCAGACAACAATTCAAATCTTGATTGTTCTAAAATGACCTTTTTTAATATTGACGTGAATTTCATCTTTGTTATTTTATTACTATAAATATATTGACGATACAAAAATAACTCAATAATTCAAGATTAACAACTCTTCCCCCATATTTTGTTTCGTTCCCTTCTTCGCGGCTGCGGCTTTTGCAAACTCTTTTCTCTCCCAACGGTACTGTTCTTCGGGAAACCATTCATGTAATAACTCAAAATCGTAGTAGGATAAACTAAACTTACCTTGAACATTATGTAATACATTTGCAAGTCTTTCGTGGTCTTTTCTGTCGAAGTCATGGTTATTATAATAGTTCTCAGTCTTCCAATATGGTGGGTCCAAATAGATATAGGTGGTTGGTGAATCATACTTTGTAATTACATCCGCAAAGTCCATATTCTCGACCTCAGTTATTTTTAAGAAATGTTCAACCCAATCAGGTTTAGATAACTTATCTCTAAATGTAAGGTACTTTGATTTGTATTTACCCTTTAAGTCTATGAATGAACTTGTCTCAGGTTTACTACCGCTAAACACTTGAGTTAAAACATAAGCATATTTTGCTGCAACATTATAATCAGGATAATTGATGGTAAATCCACTACCAAATACTTCAGATTGAAACTCTACAAATTGTTCTTTATATATTGACGGTGTAGTTTCCTCACCGAATTGTTGACATGGAATTGAATTAATTGATTCCAATAATTGTTCAGGATTCTTGATACATTGAAATAAATTGTAGTTGAGTGGGTTAAAATCATTATAGACAACTTTCTTAAGATTTGGGAATTGCGTTAAATCCATGTTGAAGAAACACCAAAACATTCCTCCGAATGTCTCAACATAAGTCTCCATATCTTTATCATAGAAAGGGACAATCCACTTTCCAATTTTACTTTTACCTCCGATGTATGATAGCATATTTTTACGTTTATACAAGTATAAGAAAAAAACATAAAAAGGCAAATTTTATTTGTAACAATTTTTGTATGGTCGACAAGATGCCTTCTGAGTAAATCCCATATCTTTACATGAAGTAGATTCACAATAGGATTTACTATACTTACGAGGTTTCTTATATTCTTCTTGTTCTTTCTCGTCAAGATATTGATAAAGAACTCTTTTAATAATTTGCTCAATTAACATACTCATAAATATGACAGAAGGTTGTAAAACATGTAAACAAAAAGGTCCTGGTAAATTTCAGATTGGAGCTATAGTATTAGGATTCTATGTATTAGGGATGACCATATACGGAACATATACTTTAGTTAACGATATTATTAGTTACTTTAAATAACTCGATTAAACTTAACATTTAGTTTAACGTACATATCACCGTCATTGAAACCTTTACCTTTCAATCTTAAAGGTTTAGATGAATCAAAAATAGGTAAAGCATTTATAACTAACTCTCCATTTGGATGTGGTATAGTAAATTTGTCATCCTGTATCTCTTGTAGATTTAAAAACAAATTATAAATCAAATCATTATTCATTTTTTCAAACCCATCTTGACTAACCATCGAGATTTGGACAACCAAATCACCATACTCCCCATTTCTAAAATCACCCAAACTCGCAAGTTTTAAGTATTGACCGTCATCAACTCCAACAGGTAATTTGACAGTAATTTCATGAGTAGTTGATTTAATACCTTTACCATCACAACTAAAACATCGATGTACTAAAGTATATCCTCTACCCGCACATGTTTGACATGCGGTTCTAATTTGTTGTACCATAAATCCAGTTCCAAATGTTTTAATTTGAAATCCGGCACCTCCACAGGTTCCACATTTCTGTTGTTCACCACCACTTCCACTACAAACATCACAATGATTATCTTTCATGTAACGTATGACCTTATCAACCCCTTTAAACGACTCTAATGGACTAACCTGAACTTTAATTATCTTATCAGGTGCGGATTTTCTTTTTTGTTCAAAAGGATTATTACCTTGATTACCAAACATTTGATTAAATATGTCCTCGTAAGACACATTTCCATTACCCCCAAAAGGATTGTTCATTTTGTTGTCGTATTGAACTCTCTTGGTTTCGTCACCAATAGTATCATAGGCGACTGAAATCTCTTTAAACTTTTCACCACCCTCAGGATTTACGTCTGGATGGTATTGTTTACTTAGTTTTCTGTAAGCCTTCTTGATTTCATCTTGAGTGGCATCTTTACTTACGCCTAAAGTTTCGTAATAATTATTCATATATGGAGAACTATTTGGTAGTCTTATTTAAAAATAAAAAAAGAAAACGAATAATAAAGAAGTTTGTCACTTTATCTCGCGCCAAATCGTTTTTTAATAAACTAATCAGTGAATCTGATGAGGTAATCTTTGAAACTACCATTGAAAATGCTAAGGATTGTAAATTTGAATTGGGTATAATTGAAATGAGAACTAATCAATCCTCACCAATATATGTAACAGATGAGTATGGTAGGAACGTTAAGGTTAAGTTAGAAGATGACGGTATGTCCATATTACAAATTAAGACCTATAAAGAAGAAGAATTGATTTATGACGTACAAAAGAAAATAAAAATAAGTTCAAAAGACCTGATTAAATCATATCTTAAAGGTGATGGTTTAAAAATGGTCTCAGTATTGAATAATAAAATTGTAATACAAAAAGATGATGACATTAAATTATTCTCATTGAAAAATGAAAAGGAGTCATCAAGATTTATTGATTGTCTTTCGTCACACTTCTTTAAAATAAAAAGAGGTGACTGTCTTTTTATTAAAGACTATTCGTCACCTCAGAGAAAATATTTGTATAGTTTGTTAGAATCTAATGGATTTGATAAGAAAGTTCTTTACAGAAAGTTTACTACTTATCCTTCTCATCCAAAATGAAATGGAACTCGGTTCCTGATATATCCATTGAAAATTGTTTGTGGTGTCTGTCAACCTCTCTAAAATGACTAATAACACTGTTGTATTCACCTTTAGGTAATTCAAATATAATCGTACCCTTACCACTGAATAAAGTTTGAACTGATTCTGCAATCAATGCCAACTTTTCTATTGTCCTAAGAGAATTATCTTTATTTTCTTCCATATACTTAATTTTTTTGGTTTAGGAAAAAGGTCGTCTTTATTAAGACCTTTAATCTCTTTGATTATTTTTTCTTTACCCTTATCAAGTTCCTTTTTGTCCTTCAGTTTTTCACTGTTGAACCAATTCACTAATTGTTGACTCCTGTCCGTTTTGCTCATCTTCTAAATCTATTTCAGTTTCTAAATCAGTATCTAATTCATCCCCTACCTCAAAATCAAAATAAAGATTTTGTAGTTTATCTAAATCAGTTTTTTCAAAAGTTTGTTTCAACTGTTCAACAGTTTGCTTAAACAGTCTTTCTTTCAATTCTCGTTCTTTGTTCAATTTAATAATCTTACCAATTTTAACAATGATTGAAGAAACTTCTTTTTCTCCGATTGGACTAATAAAGGTAATCCCTTTCATGTTTGGGTCCTCAACTTCAAATCCAACGACTTGACCTTCATCAACAATACTTTTTGGTATTGACCACTTTGTTGGGAATTTCATATCAAAACTTAGATATGATTCCAATTTTCTAATTGAATGAATATATTCAACGAATGGTAATATTTCTTTATAAAAACTCATTTTTGTAATAGATATGTTATTAAATAACTAATTGATATTCCTAAAAGGAAAAGTTCCCTGTTACTAAGAACCAATGGTTTTGGTTCTCTTTGTAACAGGGCTCTTAAAAATTTTAAGACATTAAGTAATGTCACTAATATTGTGAAAACAAATATAAAAAGATATATCGTATCAATATTATGCATTCTTGTCAGTCTTGTTGTGTTCTAAAATTTCTCCTCTTAATTGTTGAAGCAAAGCTTTCAACTCTTGTGCAGATTTTCTTGCTCTTGTACCTGCGCTTTTGTTTCCTGCGAAAAATTTTGTAGTATCTACTGAAAGTAACTCAGATAATACTTTGATTTGTTCTAATGTTTCCATTTTTTTAATTTTCTAATAGTTTATTTATAAACAAAATTATAAGTTTTTCCTATCTGGTGTAAATAGAATCGACACTTATTCTGAATTTTTTTCAATTAATTTGTAAAGCTCGGTTAGTAAATCTAAATCAGATTTTGAATAAGTTATTCCAACGTCAAATATTTCATTTAAAAATTTTGAGATTGATTTTTTTAGACTACTTTCCGTTTGATTATAAAAAGTATCCATAAAAAAAGATTGAAAATAATCTTTATGCTCTCCGTCAGATTTAATTATAATATTTTCCCTTTTAAAATTTTCAATTACTTTATTCCAACACCATTCAAAATGTGAAAGATTGTCGTCATAAGATAAGGATATTTTGGTTTCAGAAGTACTGTCACCTAAATAGGTATCCATGATAATTTGATTTAATGACTTAAAAAAATCGCCACATAAGTCAATCTTTTCATAAGTCATGTTATGAACATTAAACCAAATTATTAATTCTTCTTTAGGTAAAGGCTTGGTCATCCAATTAAAAAAATTCTCCATAGAGTATGAGTCTATGGAGAATGTAATACAATTTTAATAAATGTGAATTTTTATTGAGTTTTTCTGTTGTATGAAATTAAATTTTTCATTTTTTGTAAATCCTCGTTGATAATTTTTGTTGCTTTAGCTTCAGTAGATTCTAATGTATTAAGTATCTTAGTTGCCTTGTTGATTGAATTTGATTTGTCAGCTCCTTGTTGTTTGGATTTTAAAGACCCTTTTGTTTTACCATTACCTTCAACTTCAATCGTTTCTTGTGGTTGTCTTTTATAAGATGCTTTCATTTGTTCAGCACCATATAAGTTTTCGTCAAAATTTTTCTTAAATCTATCACCAACTTTCTCACTTCTTTTTGAAACATTTCCTAATGCTTTACCATCTTTACCCGTAACCGCATTTCCTGTTGTGGAGTCTCCTTTTAATTGTTTACCAATTCTTTCATCTTCTGGTTTAATCTCGTCATAAACAAGATTTGTCATACCAGGATAAGAGAACGCTTCAATATATTCTTCAACAGCATCAGATGGTTGGTATTTCATCTCATTATGTTCTTTCTCCATATCGTAATTACTTTGAGGGAAATCATCTGGATTCTCATCATATCCCTTACCACCCATGTACATATCCTTCATGTAATCTTTCATTTTCTTAACAACTTCTTTACTATAGTTGTCATTTTCTTTTTTACTTTCACCTTGAGCCTTTTCAGTCTTCTTTAACCCTTGAGGTTTATTAACACTAAAACTGTTTTTTTCTGCTGTGTCCTTAACAATCTCTTCTTTTACAATTTTTTCAATCATATCAATTAACTCATTCTCACTTAAAGATAAAGTATTTCTACTTTCATTAAGACCACCTAAAGTCAAAGCCATGTTTACTTGTTTTAATAACTTAGAATCTGCAGCAGACAATTTCTTATCACCTTTAGCCTTTGTCATTAAATCTTTTTTAATTGCGTTTAATTTGGCTTTAGGTATTTTTTTACCTTCAGGTATTCCTAAAGCTTTATGTAATCCCCCTTTTGTCATGTTAGCCTTTTGAATAAATTTGTCTTCAGATTCATTCATTTTTTTCTCACCTTTAACGTGATATGTTTTACCGTCAACCTCAAAAGTATCTTCACCGTCTTCTATTGCCTGAGCTCTTGCTCCTGAAAAAGCATTACCTTCTTCCATTTCTTCATCTTTCATGTCTTTTTGGTCTCTGTTAAATCTACTTTGACCAGGTTCAGGTACTTGCCAACCAACTATATCATTAACGTATTCATAACCCGCATCCCATAAACTTGGATTTTCTTTTCTGTCTTTTTCACGAGCAACTTCAGGGTCTTCTTTTTTACCAAACATTTTCTTGAAAATGTTTTCCTCAACTTCACTCTTGTTAGATTTTTTACCTTCAAATTTATGTGTTTCTTCTAATCCTTTAACCATTCTAACTCTAAATGGTTTTCCACCAAATTTTTGTTGATATTGATTAAAGTATTTTTCACCATCATTTGGTGCAAACCATCTTTGGTTTTTACCATGTTTTGACATTAATGATGGAAAATCTTCAAATTCTTCCTCATCATAATCAAAATCAAAATCACCAGTATGTTCTCTATCAGATTGGTCAAACCAACCGTGTTCATCATCAAATGAACCAAACATTTTATTTTTGATAGTATTTTTGATTTTATTGTCAGCTAAACCTCTACCAACATAAGTGGGTTCATTTTTTGATAATTCTTCAGCTTCTTCAAAATCAGAATCATCACTATAGTAAAATTCTTCAACTTCTTCTTTATGAGATTTAGCGTCTCTTAATTTTTTGAAGTCAGCAGCAGTAATCTTACCCTTAGGTTCTGCAACATCAATTTTAGATTGTCCACCTTTAAGGTCTTCATTCATTTCAATTTCTTTCCACTCACCTTTAGTTTCCATTATTTTTCTAACTTTAGAGTCAATTTCTTCACTAAGAATTTTTGAAACTAATTTATCGATATCATTTTGAAAGTCTTTCATTTTGTATTTTTATTATAAATATCTTATTTTATTCTTTTGTTTAGTTTTTGGTACTCATGTTCCAAAATTGTCTTAACTACGTTAGGACTAACACCCATTTTCTTTGCAACATTATTAATCGCATCATTAACAGATTCGTTTTTACTAATCTTTAGATTATTAATGTCTCCTTGATTACAGTATGGGAATTTAGTACATTTCTTTTTGATTTTTACAAATCCACCTCCAGGATATTGTGTTTTTCTACTTGGCCCCCAATCTTTCTTACTTGTTGACTTAGCCCACATTGAAGGTGATTCATATCCACCTACAGAACCTGACGTAGTAGCTTCTTTAGCTTCAACCTTATCAACATCACTTTCTTTCAATCCTGGTGTTTCAGACCTACTTTTTTCCCAAAACTCATCGTCGTCACCACCACCAAATACGGGTCCCGAATAAGCTCCTGAAGAACCTGAACCTGTAGCTTCTTTAGTTTCAGATTTATTTTTTTTTACTTTTTTACTTTTATTTAAAAAAGTTTCATATTTGTTTCCATCTTCGTCAACTTCTTCAGTAAACGATGATTTATATTTTAATGCATCTCCCATAGTACTTGAGTTTAATTTAACATTTGGTTGAGTTGTATACGCCTTATCTATAGCGGTTTTAAATGTATCTTTAGAGGTTTTCATAATTAAGCATTTCTAAGTTTTGGCTCCCAATAACTACGGTTCATCCACATAAATTGGTAGAATTCACGGAACATTTTTAGGGTTATTTCTTTAACTTCACCAGTAAGTTTCCCTCTTTTAATCTCTTTTGAGATTCTATCCATCAATTTGTCTTCAAATTGTTTAAGGGTACTATTATCCATAAAGCTTCTAATCTCTTTACGAATCATAGTTTCAATTTCTTTTTTGTCTGTTGTAGTAAGTGCCATTATTTTATAATCAAAAATGTTCCCAATATTAATATGGCAGAGCCTGATAATATTGAAGTAAATTTATTTTTAACTTTCAACTTCTTTAAATCCCACTCAAGTTGTTTTGTGTGGTTTTCCAAAATTGAATATTTTTCATTTTGAGCCAAAATAATTGTATTATAATTTTCTTCTTTAACTCTCATTATTGAAATAACACTATCTTTCTTTTCAACTATATTTTCTGTTTTATATAATTGTTGTTCTGTTAGTTTCAATTGAGCTTTGGCTGAATCTCCACTCAATAAATCCTTTGTTATCTGTTTCACAATTGGTATTGGGAAACATTTAACAGGTTCTTTATTTGTATCTATTTGAGAAAAAGCTGTCAAACTCAGACTTAGTATACTCATCAACACGAATAATTTCTTCATGGTATTTCTTTGCTACTTTAGTTTTATCCTTTTTTATTTTGGTGACATTATCTTCAATCTTATCGATTTCTTTATTGATATCAGTAATCTTGTTTTCTAATTTGTCTTGTTCTTTATACATTTCATTAACTACATTATCTAATGAGTCAATTTTCTTACTATCCGCAATAGCCATTGTATTTAATGGTGTTAAAATAAAAATAACCCAATACAACAAAAACAATCCCACTAATACAGAGATAATTGTTTTATAGTTTTTAGTAATAAAGTTCTTAATTGTTTCCATTATTCAGGTGATTCTTTTGTTTTCTTTCTACTTGCAAGGACTTTACCCCATTTGGATTTGAACTTTTGGTAGAACTGTTGTAATTTATTAATCATTTCCAAGAAATCTTCATCAACTTTAACCATATCACCATCGATATAGATTCCACTATCTTCACCAATTGTAAATGTAAATTCAATATCTTGGTCAATAATTTTACCTGACCAATCAACATTGTTTTGGTAAACATTTAAAGTATTAAAATCCACCAAATCGGAAACCTCTTCAACAAACTCATCCATACTTTCTTGGAAAGCAATTTTCTCATCAGTTGTAATATCCAATTCATTTTTATCTTTACCATGTAAGGCTAAGATTCCACCTGATATTCTATACTTCTGTGTTTTATCTTTTGGAGATTGTTTACTATACTCAGTATCATCACCATCTTCAATATCATCACCAGGTTCTCTATCACTAACCGCAGTTTCATAATCTTGGTCTTGGTCAATTCTTTGTTCAATACTCGCAGCAACATTATCTTGAGTATCTTGCTCAAGTAACATTCTTGATTTCTTTAATAACGACTTAATCTCGTCGTATCTGTTATTGTGTATATTAGTCATTGTCTATTAATTTAATAAAGTTTTCAAAATTGAAAGATGGGTTTAGGTCAGTGTACTTTCCGTCAAAATTGCTCTTTGAGACAATCCCTTCAAAATGTTCAACACCTTCAAATCTGGTGTTATGACCTACACATCTTTTTTTAATCTTGAGTATCTCAGTTAAATGTGAACATAATTCAGCGGTAGATTTCACCTGTTCCTCTGAATATGGTTCCCAAAAAAAGAAATCTCTCCATTTTTTTTCGTAAACTTCTTGATTATAAATACTTCCTTTCCAGTTAATATAATAGTTTGTTAAAGGTTTCTTTTCTAACCATCCAAAATTCTCCAAACATACAATAATGGAGTTTCTATTAATATTATCTTCAGTGAAAAAATTGCTGTGACCTTCATCTGGAAGTAGTTGAAGGATTTTACCGTCTTTGGTAATTAAATAATTGGGAATTTTGTCATACTTGGAATTGTACCTAAACTTAAGGGAGGTCAAGTATTCCTCAACCTCCCTTGATGTATGACATAAAATTATTTGTTTTTTCTTTTTTTGTTTACCTGTTGTTTTGAAATTTCCGTATTTTTCAATATTAAGCATCTCGTTTACTATAACTTAACCTTCTTACTTGGTCTTCATTTATTGGGTCAGAAGTTTTCTCAGTTAAGTTACCAAATTTTTGTTCGTTAACTCGTCTCAATTCTTCCTCAAGTCTTTGTAAATCTTCTTGAGTTGGAACATACTTTTCTTTTTCAACTTCAGCTTCTTTCTTTCCTGCTTCGGTACTCAATGCTTCGATATCAATTTCAGGTTCAGGAGCGTCAGTCTTTCCCTCTTCCTCAAACTTAACTAACATGTGCAAAAAGGACAGAGAAATTATTGGTAACATACCACCAGCAAATAATGCTAAGAATCTTTTGTGTCCAATAGGGTCTCCTGAATCAACACCAAGATAACTAACAACTGGGTCAACTAATTCAACCCAATCTTTAAATGCTTTCGCATCAACATTAATATATTGATATGAAAAAAAAATATTACCGATAAATTGAATTAAAGTTACAATACCAAATGGGATATAAACTTTCTTACCCATATTTGCTGATATCGCAGCAACTGCAGATAAGGCAGCAATCTCAATACCAATAGATAGGTATACCGCCCAACTCATTGGGTTTGATAATCCATACCAAGTTGTTACGTGGGATATTGAAACACCAGCAACTGCCAAGATTGGGACCAAGAAGGCAACATAAATTATCTTCTTAAAATTTTTCTGTATCCAACTCATTTTATTTAGATTTTAATTTTTTAATCTCCTGTTCAATTTGAGTTTGTCTTTGAACATCCAATAACTTTCTGTCAGTTGCTTGAATCATTCTTTTTTCAGACTCCAATCCCATGATTGTTAATTCAACATTCAATTCTTGTTTAGTGTAAGTTGAGTCTTTAATTGCTTCAACCTCTTTTCTCATTTTAGCAAGTTCTCTACCATCACCACATCCTTTAAAGAAGGACAATAAAGCAATGACCAATACAATAACCACAAAGTTTTTTTCTATAAATTTTTTCATATTTTTTTTGTTTTTTATTTATCCCAATAATAAAAGGGTGTACTAATAAATACACCCTTTTTCAACTTTTACATATAATCGAACAAACTTGATGTCTCGTTCCTCAATTTTCGGAGAGCTTTTTCCTTAATTTGTCGAACCCTTTCTTTGGTTAATGAGAAGTCACCACCAATATCTTCCAACGTTCTTGTGTTACCTGTCAATCCAAAATAATCTTCAATGATTACTCGTTCACGATTGTCCAACACATCCAACATCTCAAGAAGTTTCTTCTTCAAGGTGTCCTCAGTTGATAAATTGACATCGGCAAGTTCCGCATTTGGGTTATTCAAGATGTCCAACAGGGTATCACCTTCCTCATTCAAAGGATTGTCCAAGTTGATGGTGTATGGCAATGTCGCAAACTTTTCAGGTAGAGCAACTCCTGCGGAATCCAACTCCTTCTTAGCTCGATGTAGTTCTTGAACCACATTAACAGGGAGACGGATGGTTCTTGCATTCTCGTTCAACGATTGCAAGATTGATTGACGAACCCACCACACAGCATAAGAGATGAATCTTAACCCTTTGGTCCAATCAAAGTTTTCGATGGCTTTCATAAGACCGTAGTTCCCTTCTGCAATCAAGTCAGATAAGTCCAATCCTTGATTTTGGTATTGTTTACTAACCGTGATGACAAAACGAAGATTACCTTCCAACAACTCTTGTTGAATCTGTTCCTTTTCTTGTTCTGTCACATCAGGAGATAACATCCTTTTTGCGAGTTCTCTCTCCCTGTCAGGTGTCATAACTCGAATTTTTCGGATGTCCTTAAGATATACCGCAATTTCTTCTTGGTTGATTGGAATTGATGATTTTTCTTTCATATTATTTTTGGCTATAGTTGTCTAATGTTGCTTTTTCGTATGGAGTAAGGGATTCAACTCCGTTATCAACTACCTTGTCCAACAATTGGTCCAATGTTGGTATCTGTAGGTTTTTCTTCACTTGGTTCATTAATGCTGTCACAATGTCATCTTCATCATCTTCATCATAAGATATGTCAAAATCATTTTTTGTTTCAAATTCAAAGGTAATCGCACCTTCAGTCTCAGTCTCCAAATCAAATAAATGTTGTTTCATATCGTCCGTCATGAATACTGATACATTATCATTATACTCAGTCAATATGAATGAATCATACATGGGATAAGAGGTTAGTTCCACAAACTCATGAATGTCCTCCATTTGGATTTCAGATTCAAAATGGAAAATAATAACACCACTACGGTATTGAAACTTTAAGTGAGTTGAATCAACCAACGGTTCCAAACAATGAGCAATCTCCTCACACTGTTCTGATTGAAAATTACCAAATACGGTTAACAAGTATTTCTTCATATTTTTTTGTTTGACAAAGATAAGACAATTATTCTAAACTCTTTTAGAATATCCAACAATTTGGTAAAAATCTTTTTTACCATCACAATAATCTTTAACCAATTCAAGTAATATAATAAAAAAGAATTAAACAGTCAAAAAAAAATCCCACCTTTTTAGGGGTGGGGTTAGTTATACTAAAAACCTTCAAGGATAGAATCTTTAGGTATTGAAAAATATTGTTTATTTAAACGTTTTTTTCTTTTAATCCACCAATCAGATTTAGAAACATATAGTAAATATTCAAAAACATCGGTAAATGGTTTTTTTGTCATAGTAGTCCAAAAAGTTTTAAATTCATCTGTTAAATTATTTTCAATATCTTCAATAGGTACTGTCCTTAATGCACCTGGTGATGAATTTCTATTAACATCGTATGTGGTATATCCAAAATAATCTGTGGATATTTTTGTTGGGTTACCTGTAAAATAAAATGATTCTCCAGGGTTTGGATTTATTAAATAAACAAATCCATATTTTTTTAATGATTCATGTCTAAAATAAAATCTTACTTCTTGTCGATGAGTAATCACTTTATAATTATTTATATCAGAAAATATTTCATTCGATTGTAAAAGATTATTTTTAATATCATTAATATAGGTGGTAACGGTATTAATCTTACTTTGATTATTTTTCTTAAGCTCACCCAAATGCGGTAATCCATTGTAAGATAAAAGTGATATTAAATTATCTTCAGTTACAATCGTATTTTCATTAAAAATAAGTTCCATTCTTTGTTTAAAATTTTCTAAACTTTCATTTTTACAAGATAAAAATATACTTTCAGTTGGAACTGAACCTAAGTAAGTTTTTTTAAAAATATCATTATATGTGAAAACATCGTCATACCAAATATCACTCAATAAGACCTCATCATTGTTATATTTTATAGAATAATCTTGATTATTAGGTTTTTCACAAATGAAATGACATAAAACTAAATCTTGGTCAACATTTTCAAAGAAATTCTCAATATCTATAATTGATTTTAAAGTGACTGTTTTTTTAAAAATATCCCTAAATCCTTCAAACACTTTAGTAGGATTTTGAAATATTGTTTTAGGTAGGATATAATATACATGACTATTTTTTGGTGAAATATCTATAGTATGTAATATAAAAAAAACCGCTTCTTCCTTTATTGCCTTTATTGAATACGTATTTTTTAATTTTTTAATGACTTTGGTATGGGTTTTGGATGATTCGTTTGGTGTCCTAAAAGGTGGATTACCAAAATAAAAAATAGGATTATTATTTTTAGAGAAATCAACATCATAAAAATTTTTAAATGATAATGTTAAATTTTTATCTCTCAACTCATCTATAACCCATTGATATTCCTCATCAATTTCAAAACCATATATATGATTAAAATTGTAATTGTTTTTAACGTATCTTAAGATATTACCACTCCCAAAACTCGGTTCAACAAAATCATAATTGCTATAATCAAAATCAGCATTTAATCCAAACAACTTTTCTATAGTTTCAATAGGTGTATTATATTGACCTAAAAGTTGTTTTTTATTTGCGGTATTCTTAGATACAGAATTTTTCATTTATAATTTTTTCAATATTTTTTTTAGTAAAGATTTCACCTATCGTTTTATCACCTCTATTATAATTATAGAGGTTCTTTCCATCATTATAAATACTTAATAAATAATGGTTATTTAATACCTTGTCATTATAATTTAATTGCCCCTCATAATTATTACCTTTATGTTGCCCTGATAAATAAGCCTTTTCAATTTCTCTGTTTTTTACTGTCTTAGAAATCATATCTGATGGTAATATGAATATATCCATACCATCTTTAAACAATACTACCGCCAATAAATACTCAAATTCTTTAGGTTTAATCTGTTGAAAGGTACTGGTTGAAATGTTTCCACCATATTGTTTTGTGTTTTCTTTATACCCTTTCTTAGAATCTTTAATACTAATTGCCCTTTCATAATACGGTCCGTCACCCTTTACCATCATTCTAATTAATTTAGTTTCAATAGTATGTTTTTCTTCGGCAGTTAGTTGGTCATAGTTTTTACGAGAAACTCTGAACAAATCTTCAAATATCTCATTAGACAACAGTTGTTCCCCATTTTCACCAGCATTAGTTGATTTTTTAAATATGTCTATGTAAGGAAACCCACTAAATTTTAATATGTTAGTTTTATGAGTATTTAACTCTTTTATCTTCTCGTCTATTTGTTCAATAGTTAAAAAATTGTTTTCCATACTACAAAGATAAGGAAAAAATCTCACATTTTATTGTGAGACTTTTGAAATGTTTTCAGTTTTTGTAATTCTAACCACATTGTCGGCCCAATTTGAAATTAAAGGATTGTGACTAATCACAAAGATTTTCTCAAAGTAGTCCTTCAACTTCATGAAGAAGTCCCCAACCATTTCCAAGTTTTCATTAGAAACCTTACCCCAAGTCTCATCGTAAACCGATATGTTAGGTTTTGGAAGTGAACATACCTTTGATAGTACCGCTCTAATTGCCAACGCTCCGATTGTCTTTTCATATCCTGAACCAGCTGTCATTGGTTTTTCAATACCTGTACCGTTATCAATCATGATAAAGTCAACCTCGTTCTTGTCGTTAATACGAATCTCTAAGTTAAAGAAACAAGAGTCCTGAAGGAGTCTTTGTAGTTCAGAGTTAATCAACGGCATCATGGTCTTCATAATCACCTTTGTAATACCGTTCTTACCAAACACCTCGACATACATCTTGTAAATCTTCTCACGTTCAAACTCTTCGGCAATCTTTAAGATAACCCCATTATTCTTTTCAATACGAGCATGAAGGTTTTCAATTTGATTTTGATTGGTTGATTGGATTCTTTCGTATCCACGTTTCTCGTTAATCAATTCATCAATACGTAATCCAGCCTTCACCAACTGAGCATCAATCTCGTTGTTCTTCTTAATCTTGTCTTGAACCTCTTCGTACCTCTTAAGTTTGTCTTTGGCTTGACCTAATTTCAATTCACTTGATTCCAATTGAATCTCATATTTTTCTTTGATGAGTTTGTTTCTCTCGTATTCATCAAAGTCTTTCTTAAGTTGAGTATAAGACTTTTCTTTGAAATCAAGGTCTTTCCATTGTTTGGATAACTTGTCAACCTTCTTTTCCCAATCTCCCAACTCATCAATCTTTTTCTTTGTGAGCGCCGCTTCCATCAATTTGATTCCGCAGTGTTCACATTGAATGCCATCTCCAAACTTCTTAACCAATTGTTCAATCTCTTCAACTTTGTTCTGAGCAAGGATGAGTTCACCGTTTGTGGTTTTCATTCCTTCTTTAACCTCATCATGTTTGTCTTCATGATAAAAATCTTTTGGTTCCACAATCTTAACCTCTTTGATTTGACCTCTAAGTCTTTCACAAGAACCATCAAAATCTGTGATGTCTGATTGTAGTTTAATTGGGTTTAGGACAATAAGTTCTTGGTCGATGTCACTATACTTTGACTTCAACAAGTTGTCTTTGTAGTCCTGACCTTTCTGTAATCTCAAATCAACATCCTTAACTTTCACATTAGATTCTTCAATCTCGGTTTTAAATTTTTGGATTTGTTCTGATGAACTGTCGTTATCCTGTTTCAAAGATTCTGTGTTGTAAACATTTGACATCATTCCTTTTGAGAACTCAGAATAGATTTCTTTACCTGTCTCTTCTTTCTTTTTCAAGAACTCAAGACCCAAGAATCTGCTTAACACCTGACCACGAGCTGTTGGTTTTGCATCCAATAAATCTTCAAGGTTTGATGCTGTTGTTACGATTGTCATCAAGAAGTCATCCATACTACCGATGGATGTTTTCATGAAGTTCTCGGTCTCTCTACGTTGTTCACCAGTAAAGTTCTGAAGTTGTCCATCAGCTAGTTTCTTGAAGAACTCCAACTCGGTCTTAACATTCCATTCACCTGTTTTGGATTTCTTTCTTTCAATCTTACGAGCAATGATATACTCCTCACCGTCAATGATGATGTCACCCTTAACAACTACCGTGTTTTTATCGGTAAATCGATTGAAGATTTCTTCCGCCTTCTGTGTTTTTGTTGTTGTGTTGAAGAACAAGAACAATAATAAGTCTACCGTTAATACGGTCTTACCTCCAAAGTTTGGTGGGTCTGATTCAACCACGGTAATACCATTACATTGGTCAAAGTCAATAACTTGGTTCTCACCATAAGATAAGAAGTTACTGAACTCAATTTTCTTGATGTGCCATTTCTTAAATGCAGTAACTTCAACATCGTTGGCTGTCAATCTATTTTCAACCGCAGAATCAATTCCCATTACTTGTTCGTAATATTGTTCTTGACCTTTGGATTCCAACATTGACTTGATAAGTTCTCTTTGGTAGTTCTTATCCATGATGTTAACTGATACATCAATCGTTTGTTGTGTGTCCTCTGTGGTCTTAACCTTTGTGATGACATTGATATTGGTTGAGTTATATTTCTTTTGGAAATATTGCTTAACCGATTTGATTCTTTCTTGTGTGAAGTTCTCTGGTGTGTCTTCCCATACCACTTGGATATAAGGATTCTCCAATGATTCTACGTCTAACTTTGTTGACATTGTTTTGTAATTAAATTCTGGTTTCGGATTGAATAAATCCCATTTCATTTTATTGGTTTTGCGTGTTTCCTGACATTTCTGCCTCACGTTGTTTTGTTAATTCAGCAAGTTGTCTTTTCATTGACTCTTGGAATAATTTTTGCATTGCACTGTCAGCGGCCTTCATTTTTTGATTTCTCGCCTCAACCTTTTTTCTGTGTTCCTTTTTTCCTTTACCCATTGTTTTTGTTTTTAATTATTTGGTGATGGTCGATTCACTTCGAACCACTCGATGATTGCGTTGATTGCCCATACTGACCCTGAAGCCAACATACCATCAAAGAACCATGAGTAATAATTGTGAACTCCAAGTAATTCATGTACAGGTGAATATAAGAAAATTCCGTAGAAGAATCCAACCCAAACTGAACAACACATCATACAAGATAACATCTTTGATAAAAATGCTCCGAATCCGTTTAATGGGTATTTACTATCCCCCCACTTGTTAATGAAATTTCTTGGTCCGTTAAAGATTGAACCATAAACTAAGATGTTGCTCATACCATAAGCCATTACCATCCATAATAATAATTGTACCATATCTTATTCGAAAATTATTCCTTCTTTTTCAACATACCGTTTAAAAGCTTCTACAGCTTCTTCTTTTGTTGAGTGGTAACCAATAATCGCGTTGTGCTCTGTTGGGTCAATTGCGACAAATGACCCTGCTAATGTTTCATAGACAAATGAGTCTAAAATTTCTTGTGTTATCATATTTCTTTTTATTTGTATAATTTATCGTCCAGGTTTGACCCCTTTAAGTAGACGGCTTGTTTATTTTCTTGGAACTTTTGAATCTCTTGAATCGTCTGTTCCAATTCTTTTATTTTTTTGTCTTTCTCCAAAGTCTCTTGTCTAACTTTGGCTAAAGTGTTTTGTAATGCATCAAGTTTAGACTTTGATAAATTGTCCGTTGTTTCCTTCTCTACGACCACTTCTACAGGTGGTTTAGCTAAATGTTCATCTAGAGTTCGTCTAAGTTCATCTAGTTCCTCATCCTTCTTAGACATTTTATAGTGGAAAATATTTTCGTTTTCTGTCGTTATAGTGGAAAATTCTTGTCTAATTATACCGATTTCGGTAGTTTTAGTGGAAAATTCTTGTTCCAACTGTTGTATTTTTAACAACAGTTCATTCTCACTACTGTTGTCGTAAATTGTTACAATTTTTTCGACAGGAACCTCTTTAATAATTTCCTTAATAACTTCTTTTTCAACAATTACTTCTTTAATAACTTCAACAATTTTTTCAACAGGAACCTCAACATACTCAATTTTTACAACCTCTTTGATGACTTCAACAGGTATTTCCACCCGTTTTTCACGGATGACCTCAATTTCCACCCGTTTTTCTTGAATCCCACCCATATTTTCCAAAAGTCCGTACTTTTCAATACTGAACCCTTGTTTGAATGAACTCTTAATTATCTCATCAACATTAAACTTGTTAAGAGCACAATAAGACTCCAAGTCCTTCAACTCGTCTTTAGTTAAAACTATAGTCTTTTGTGTCCCGAAACTCATTAATAGTTCATCAGTTTTTCAGTCCCATCAACAAGGTTGTCGATTGAGTTAATGTGAAACGCCAAGAATGGTTTTGGATTAGGTAAATCAACAAAGTCATATTCATCCTTCTCAACATCATAAACACCATAACCATGTTTGGTAATCTTCTCACCAAAGTTTTGTTGGATAGTTGAACCAATCATGTAGGCTTTCTTTTTACCAGGAATGTCGAACACTTGTCGTTTGTGAATATCACCACATAACACCAAGTCACATCCACTGAATTTGTCTACATCAAACCCATCTTCAAACTTGAATCCGATATCGGTATACAACCCTTGAATAGGTCCGTGAAATAATCCAATGTTCTTCTTGTCTGACTTTTGAATATCAGGTGGAATGTTATGTTCCATCAAAGAGTAAACACACCAGTTCACATTATCATCTTCATAGACACCACGATTCTTCAAATAGGTAATTCCATCGTTCTTCAACGAATCAATAATGGGAGTAAGAGCATCCAACCTTGTGTTGTTGTTTTCAAGGAAATCATGGTTTCCAATAATAACTATAGTTTTGGCAATTTTAGCACATTCAGATAACACCCACGCAACGAATTCAACCAATTCAGGTGTCATTTGATTTTTAGAATGTACCAAGTCCCCCGTGAAAACAATACGGTCTGGTCGTAATGTTTCCCACTCCTTTAACGCAGTTTGAAGAATACTACGATATAACTCGTGGTCTTTAAATAATCTGACGTGTAGGTCAGAAAAGTGAACTAATCTATTAATCATTCAACGTAATCTTTGGTTGTTCAAAGTCATCAAAAGGATTGAATCCTTTATTCACATGACCACATGAATCACATTTGTAGATTGGGAAAGGTACGATTGTATCCTCTGCAGAACCTGTTAATAGTTTTGACACTTTCTTAATGTAAATCACCTCTCTGAAGTAGATGCTTTCACATTGTTCACATTTGATAGTTTCACTATCTCTTAAATTAACTTTTGGTGTTAAATCGCTCATATTTATTTTTTTATAAGTTTAATCAATTAAAGTTATTTTGTCAAATATTGTTTCATATCCATATCCATTACGGTATTGATAATTTTTTGAGGTACCTTGTATTCATCATACAAAGAATCTTCCTTTAAGTGTGAAATTACACAACCATAAAGTTTAATGTTTCCATACTTACTACCTTCCAACATCTTCAATAACAACTTACCGTAAAGAGGTAACTGAAGATAGTAGTGACCCAAGGCATTGTCATGATAATCATCAAATGGGTGTAACATTTTCTTAGTGAAATTTGTTACGGTAAAGTTCTTTGGTTTGTTAGTTTTCCAGTCCGTGATGACAATTCCATACTCAGTTTTGTCACGGTTCATCATCAACCATACTTTATCGGGTTGACCTGTGTATCCAAGTTCAGGATGACCCAGAACCATCTCAGTATCAAGCAATACCGCTCCTCGTTCTTCCATAAGGTCAAGGTATTTTTTACCCGCAACAATCATGTTATCCCCCTTCATAATTTGGGTTAAATCACAATCGAATTCAGGTTGTCTTACATCCTTATAGCTTCCGTGTTTTTTGATAACCTCACTCTCTAAAACAAAGTGAACTCGACTACCCATATTGGTAGAGTAATCACCTGCCGCTGCCCACTCTGCAATCAACTCTTGTTGTTTGATTGGGTCACCTTTTGCAACTTTATTGGCAACTTCTTCCGTAGCAAATTCTGTATAAAATTTCTTTAGTACTTTGGATACTGATGGGTAATCAGTTTTACCGTTCATGGTATATATGTGGTTTTCTTCCTCAAAAGTTAAACCAAGTTCATTTTGTTTTTGTGAAATAATCTCTCTTATTTCTTTAACAATCTCTTTTAATTCCATATTTTAATTTTCAAATTTTGATGTTAAGTACTCTATCATATACTTTGCATAATCTGTTAATAAATCATGATTATCAAAGGTGAACACTTCTAAATTGTTCTGACGAGCTGTGTTGTAAGCCACTTTTAATCTTTGGTAGGTGTCTAATGTAAATGTCATATCCGTGTATATCGTTATATTCTTAAGCTAAAATACAACATATTTTTCATACCACCAAACTTTTTATTTTATTTCGACATAATATTCATCTATTTGTCCTCTTAAATCACAGATATCCTTATCAATTGGTAATTTAATAATTTTTACTTTATTATATAATACTCCACCATTTAATTCATGATAAAGTTTTAATCCATCCTTCCACGCATCTCCATCAGGACATATAATCACATTACCTTTGGCATTGTTATATAAGGTTTCAAATAACAACTGACTCATCTTCTTACCTAACATCACTATTGAATTATCTAAAAAGAATCCATCAAAGGCACCTTCAACCAAATAAACATCTTTGGACCAGTCAATTAATCCTTCGTTGAATATGATTTCATCTTTAGCTGCGGTTGGGTTTTTATATTTCATCTTCTTTGATACCCAAGCTCGAGCAACAAAATAATTCAATGTACCTTCTTTGTTAAATGATGGAACGATTATTCGATAAGCAAATTCACCTGTTACCGTATATCCTATCTTATACTTCTTAATCATCTCATCCGTGATGCCTCTTGACTTGAGGTAGTTCATCGCTTCGATGTGTGGAATGAATCTTGCATTGGAATCTTCGAAGGTCGTATAACCTTCAGGTAATTTTAACTTTGGTTTCTTCGCGTCTTGTTGTTTTAATTCCTCAGGTTTGATGAGGTTGTATACTTTCTTTTGAGCCTTGGTTGCGTGTTTGTCAAATAGTCTCCCTAACGGTCCTTGAGTTCCGTATGTCTCACCACAAGACCAACACTTGTATACGTGTTTTGAGTAGTTAATTTCAAGGTTACCTTTTCCGTCTCCATCGTCAAGACCTTTCTCATCAGCACAGACAGGGCAGTCAAAAGATATTTGACCTTTTGACTCGTAGTGTTGTTTCTCATGACCCAACACATCTCTAAGTAACTCCACTAAAACCTCTACCTCATCTGACATACACTAAATATAGTAATTTTTTTGAGTTTAACTACACACGTGATTGATTACTGTTCAAAAACCCAATAATTTCTCTCTCCACCATTTTTTGAAACGATTACCGTCTTTCAATTTTGTACTTACAATGTGTTCAATCATTACAAATACTACCGCTACGGACATTATTAATGTCCAAATAATTAAAATCATATCCATGTTATTTTTTTTATACTATCAACCCATTTAACATTAATACCAAAATAAACAGCATGACTTTTAACCTCGGTTAAAAGGCATTTTTTGATTAATTTATTAATTTTTATTTTGGAAATGTTTTTTTGACCATAAATCTCAGATGACTGCCATCTTTTACCTTCAAGGACGCTTATCTTACCAAAAAGTTCACCTTTGAACTCAACATCAATTTCATGATGCATGGGATATTTTCTGAAGTTTGTAATTTTAAATGAACCTCTTAGAGTTCCATTCGTAAATGATATGTCGCTACCCGAAAACTTTTTGATTGCTTTCTTAATTGCTTTGGATTCATCATCATTTATCACATGTCTCATACGACAAAGATAATGATAATATTTTAATTTACCAAATTTCTTTGAGTTTCATATAACCAAGAGCGGCACAATAAGCATCGGTTTGGTCAAAATTTTCTTTCTTAAGAGTATTGTTTTTGGTATACGACCAAATAATTTGTGGTTCTCGTTTTGCAACCAATTCCCATATTATAACTTTTTTGTCTGTATCTTTTGGAAGACCACCAAATAGAACATGTTTACCCTTGTCGTTTTGTTGGACAAGGTGTGGGAATGCAAATTTTCTTGAGTTATAGGTGGATATAAATTCAGGTATGATTCCAAGAACATCATAAACTTCTTTACATACCAAAGTATTAAATCTCATAAGAGTACCAACGGTATAGATATTATTAGAATTTAATAATGGTTCTTCAATGACAACATGAGTAATACCCATACCAACATAGTCTTTAATTTTTTCTTTAAAAATATGACCCTTGAGTATAAGTTCTTCGATTTTATTTTCAACCTTTGGTTTTGGTACTGGAGATACGTGAGTTAATTCTAAAAGTTCTTTTGTTTGAATGTCAAATAAACTCCACCCAATTGTTTTGGTTGAAACGTCAAGCCCAAGTACTTTAGGCGATGTTTTATTGATTGTTTTTGTCATATGTTAAAAATCTAATTTAACCACGTACTGCTGAATACCTTGTCTTAACTCAGGAGATTGTAGTTTAGATATAACAATAAGGTCATAATTAGAATCGTAAAGGGCAATTTCAGTAACATATGAAGTTGTTCCTGACATCCATGTTGGATTTGATGTATTGGTAAATTGGTTACGTCCAAGATTTATAAGATATCTCATCTCATAAATGGTTGCACTAATATCGGTTTCCAAGTTTCCATAAAAATAATACTCATCACCAAAGTTTAATATTTCAGGATATCCATTTTCAGGTATGTCAATATAATTAGCTAAATTATATGTTGTCGCACTATTATATAGTTCGTTAGTTATTTGGAATGTAGTACCAGTTAAACCACTAACAGTTAAATAACCATTAACACTTGAACCACTTATTTCACTTGTAAAATCAATTTCTCTCCATGCCGTTGGACTTGGTTGTGTTGTTCCACTAATAAGTTGACACAATACTTTAAATGAATTTGCAGAATATCCTGAAAGAGTACCTTCAGATAAGAATGGAAACTCATTACCGAATCTAACAGCTACGTTTTGAGAGTCGATTGTACACCCTGTTCCCGGTCCTGTAATAACTGAATAATAGTTACAATGTAATGAATCAGTAAATCCTGTTGAATCCAATCGATATGTTACCCACATCCTTTGAACATCATTTGTTAAAATACCTACCGAACTTTGTCCTGTATTACAAGTGTTTGGAGATATTAATGACAACTTTGGAGCGGTTAACGTCCAGTTTCTGTTTGCCTTGTAAGACATTGCGGCGATGATTTCTTCATCATCAATAACAACAATTTCTTGGTCAGGGAATACTTTACCAATTCTATTTAAATTTCCATTAGTATCAGGATTAGTATCCCATAAATGATAATATCTAATACCAGGGTCATTCATATCTATATTTTCCGTAGATTTAATATAGTATGGTTTACATAAATCATATCCCGCTGGGTCAATATAAAATGTTTCACCAATAGTTGATGCGGATGATTTATGCCACATTAATGTTGGCAATGTTAACTTAAAGTGTCTTGCTAAACCTGTGTCGTCATTTGGATTTTGTGGGTCAAAAGGAACCGTTGAAAATTTTTCTCCGTATACATTATCAATATCTTGATTTGTATAATGGATAATCGCAATCGCTTTTTGTTCTTTAGGTGTTACAATAATTTCTTCATCAAATGAATTATAATAGTAAACTAAACTTGTGTCTGTTTGAGCACTTTCAGTTTGATATCCTAAATATTCTTTCGTACCTAAATAAGTAACCGAACCATAACTACCATATCCCTCATATTGACTTGTGAATACACCAGCTAAATTAACCGACCAAGGAATATTCATATTCCAAATTACAGTGTTTTCACGATTTCTAACATCACAAGGTGATTCAAAATTAAGTGTGTCTGTCTGCCAATAAGGTGCTGGAGTTATAGTATCATACAATTGAGTCATCCCTGAAGGATATATCAATGCTCGAGCCATGTTACCATTAATTGCAATTGCGGAATAATCAGGGACGCTTCTATCAAGGGTTAATGTAAACACCGTTGTTCCTGTTGTACCTGTTGATGGGTCAATATCTTGGATTCTATAAGTAAGAATTGGATAGGTGCCAAAATCACCACATCCACCATTACCATCTAATATAAGAGTCACATAATCATTAATTGATGGTGTTCCTGAAGTAATTGCACAAAAGGCTGGGTCAAGTTCAATATCAATAGTTGTTTGACCTGTTAATGTTGTCATGTCTACCCAATAATTTGAAGTAACTGTATATGCCGAACTTGTTTGAGCTGACCAATTACCTTGGGTACCTCCAGTAACAAAAAACCCTTTAGGTCCCGCAGAATTATAAACAGGTTGAATTTTATTATCTAAAAATGGAATACCGTATGTTCCTCCACTACCACCCTGAACATAATAAGGGTATTTAACATTTTGTTTGTTTGATTGAGGCGAACCAGTATCATTCTGTGCGTTAAACGCTGGCATTAAAATATTATTATTTGTTTGATTATAATTTGTCACAGCACTGTAACTAACTTCACTATCACCTATTTGGAAATAAGAAATTGAAAAATTTCCTTGTGAAATATTTCTTCTTCCAACATCAGTAAGTCTGGTGTTAATTAATCCTGATGTATTTTTTATAATGTATGCCATTTGTTATAAATATTCTTATTGTCTTTTATTTTAAATTATTAATTAACATGGTCCACCGTATGTACCTATCGCATTTATTTCACCATTACCAATAACTAAATAAACCGTCGAATTAGTACTGTTTGGATATCTAAATACCACACCATCTGGCGCTAAATTTGTTAAAGAATCATTAGTATAAACCGTTGCACCATCCACAAATCCTGGTGAAGCATTTGTATATAATGTTGCAAATCCTGTTATTCCATAAACCCCAATTGTACCTCCACTACATATTGTTGTCCCTGTTAATGTCCTTAATGATATTGAATTAGTTGAAACTGCACTTGATAAAGTGTGATTAACAACTCCTTGGCCTGTTGAGTTATTCACAACAACAGAACAATCTTTACCTGAAATGGTAGGTTGTGACGTAGATACTAATATGGTTTGAACCAATTGGGTAATACAACCATTACTTCCTGTAGCACCAGTGGTTATTAACAATTGTGATGATGAAGTTCCACTAATTACATCACCATGTCCAATTGTTAAGTTATAAACTTGTGATTTAGTAGTTTTAACTTGAGTATATGGTGAACAATTTTCTCTTGTTGATGACTGTGATGTTGAATTAACAGTTGTTTGTATTAATGAGGTACCATTTTTATTAACGGTAGTAGTGTTGGTAATTATACCACCACCAGGTCCGTCAACGTCTTGAACCGCATTAACATTTAACTTAAATGATATTGATGTACCAACAGGAAGTGCTGGTGTAACATCAACTTTCCAAGTTGCAACTTCATTATCCGCACTATAATTAACATCATTAATTAATTGAACTTTTATATTATATGTTGTTGCGATAGATGATGAACCAATACTTATACCTGAGTTTAAAGTGTTTCCAACTGAGTCTTGTACAATAACAGTATAATCGTTTGCACATAATCCTTGGAATATATTACTCGTTTGATATGTGTTTCCATTATTAATTGAATAACTATAAGGTGGTACTCCATTGTATGTTGCAATAGTTATTGAACCATTACAGTTTTGAGTTCCTGGACATGAACTATCTTGTTTAGTAATCTCAACTGATAATGGTGCATATGTCGGACAAGTTCCCTGTACCACATAAACAGTTGCATTCTGACCACCATACATACTCCATCCATTATCAGGTATGTTTGTTTGGTTGGTACTAACAGGTGTTCCTGTCGTAAACGTCCATCCAATGACTTCCCATCTTGATTGTAATGAACTCCAAGCGATTGATAGATTTACCGATTGATAAGTTGCCGACCACATTGGTTTTCCATTTGAATCGCCACTAGGAACAAACTGAATTGGACCATAAGCAATTGAACCTCTTACATATGTTAAACATAAGTTTGGCCAAACAGGAGTAGGTGTAATTGTTGGAGTAGGTGTAATTGTTTGTGTTGGTGTTTGTGACGGTGCAAATAAATTACAAATAGTCGTTGAAGAATAATCACCATAATAATCCACAACTGTAACTTGATATGAACCTTCAGGTATTCCAACTAATGTTCTAGTTCTCTGACCTCCTGACCAATAATATGAATAAGGACTTGTTCCTCCTGTTACTTTTAAAGATAATACACCATCATTAGAATATTGATTTGATGGCATTTGAATTGGGTTACATTGAACACCCATATCAAATAATGTTAGAACATCACATTCATTCTTCAATGAATAATCTTGTTTAAGTGATGTTGTTGGCGTTTGAGTTGGAGTTGAATTTGGAGTTGTACTTGGTGTTACAGTATTTGTCACCGTAGGAGTTACTGTCGGTGTTGGTGTTTGAGTTCTTGTAGGTGTCGGTGTTAAACATGAAGTTGTTGCAGGTACATTTAATTTTGTAATACCATTATAAGGTTGTCCATAATTGAATATTACAACGGTTCCAATTGTAAGGTTAGAACTTACAAAGTTTCCACAACAATCGGTATAATAAACACTTGAAGTTGTTGTAATACCACTACCACAAATAATTGGTGTAGTTGTTGGTGTTGGGTTTGGCGTTCTTGTTACTGTTGGAGTAACTGTTTTTGTTGGTGTATTTGTAGGAGTAATGTTTGGCGTTCTTGTTGGAAATTGAGTTGGAGTTATACTTGGTTCAGGTACGGTTTCACAAGGAGATATTAATATACCATTATAGTTAATATAACCAGTACCTCCATTTTCAATATACACTTCATTACTAGTTGCGTATGAACCTGACGCTTGACATCCACACACACTATAAAATTGACCAGCGCCAACAAGTGAACTTAAAAGGGTGGTACCGTCATTACAATCGTAATAATAAAAAATCTGATTTTGACCAGATTCATTCCACACCATCCATCTGGTACAAGTAGTACAAGCCATTTACTTTAAAGTGTTTGTGTTGTTTAGTTTATTTATCATATAAGTATAATCTCTAATATTTTTATGGACATAGTTGGAATTCAACAATAGCTCCTTGAGCATTAATTTTAACCACATAAAAATTTCCTCCAAAACTCATTTTAATGTACCTATTTCCACCGTTGTATGGATTATATAGAGTATCATTAACAACCGTTTGATAAACTATCACACCAACCACAGGTGTCAAATTTGCTTGAGCAATGTATGTGTAATAATTAGTTAATGTGATTGTGTTGGTACAAGTAGTTGCAGATGTTGCAGATACTTGATTACCAATAGGGTGTATTGAAATTACAGGAGTTGTTGTTGGTGTTGGTGTGTTAGTCGGAGTATATGTTTGAGTCGCAGTATTTGTGGGTGTATAAGAGGGTGTATTAGTTGGTGTTGATGTGTTTGTTGTAGTAACTGTTGGCGTGTTTGTTGGTGTTGGAGTTAATGTTAATGTTGGAGTTGGTGTAATTGGAATTACATATCCATCCACACAACTTTGAGTATCAACAATCTTTATAACAATATTCTGTTCATCGTATGGTGGAGGAACACTAAATGTATATGGAAATACAGATACAGTTGATACGTAAACACAACTTGCACTCATTGAATCACAATAGTAGATTTCAACTGGTGTGTTAGCGGTTACGGATGTTATGGTTACTTGTTGACTCATTTTAATTTATAGTTTAACATGGGACAACATCTTCAATCCCTGTTATTATACATCCATTATTATCAATAACTTTTAACATATATTGAGTTGATGAATCGTATGGTGAAGGGATATCAAAAACATACGGAACGGTAGATATAGTTGCCATATAAAAACAACCCGTACCATCTCCCTGACATATATAAATGTCGTATGGTGTTGCACCTGTTATATTATTTATTGTTACTTGTATTGCCATTATTAACAAGAATTAGTATTAACGTTTTGTTTTGCGGTTATGTATCCCGAAGTATTAATTTGAACCGCAGTTCCAAGATTTGATGATGTGTTTAATTTTAATACAACCCATAAATTATTACCATTTGTTGGTACTGATGTAAATACATCATAAACTCTAACACCAACATTAAGTATTGTAGTGTTTGTATAATATGAAGTAAATGCCTTATAATTTAAACAAGCATCTTGTGCTGAAATAGAATTAACTTCATCACCCATATATTTAACGGCCTGACCTTGGAAATTTAAACAATCAGTACAAGTATCAAAGACATCAGACACAATTGATTGTGAACCAAAATAATTACCAGTATAAGTTATTGGTGACACCGTTGGAGGTGCAATATAATCAGTTGTAAACTGTCCAATATATTTCCAACATCTACCTTGATTATCTTGGAATGTTTGGTCAACAGTTAAATTGGTAAATGATGTAATTTTAATTGTTTGAATAACTTGAGTATTAACCAATTGTTCACCTATTGGCTGACAACTTTCATAAACATAAACCCAATGTGGTGTAGGTGTCGGTGTTGATGTTGGTGTTTTTGTATTTGTCGGTGTTGATGTTGGTGTTCCTGGTGGTCGACTTGGCGTATTTGTAACTGTTTGCGTTGGAGTTTGAGTTGGTGTGTGAGTAGGTGTTGACGATGGGAAAACATTACAAGTACCACAACTAGAAGAAATTGCAATAATTTCATCAACATTACAATTAGATGAAATCGTATTACTTGTACCACTATAGGTTACACACATAAGACTACCATTAATAATAACTGACATTGTAATACCAGTTGTAACAGGTGTTCCAGAATAAATTAAATTATCACTAGTATATAATTGGTCACCTGTTTCACAATCAACCAATATCTTAACGTTAACACACTCGAATAATTCATCCAACATAACAAATGTTGCTTGTCCTTGAACATCAACAGTTTTTGTTAATGTAATTGTTGGTGTTGTCGTAGGAGTTGGTGTTGTTGAATTATATTGACATACCGAGAATGAAACACCTGTACCACTACAAGCATAACCTGTAGGTGTTGGTGTTGGGGTCACACCTAAAGATGTAACGTCAAAATCAACATCACCACAATTCACACTTGGGGATGGTGTTGGCAATGGTTCCCAATCACAATCAAAGTAAGCGTTGAAATCAAATGGTTCACAATTAACAGGACTTGGTGTTGGTGTGGGACAAGGTCCTCCATTAAAATAATTGGCTGAAATATCAGGACAAGTTGAATAACATGGTGTCGCACCTTCCAATAAACAAGTACCACCTAATGATGTACTTAAACACCAATAACTACCAGTATAATAAACCACACCAAAATTAATTCCATCACCATTATAATAGAAATTTGAATTGTAAGTACCTGTTTGAGTATAGTTCCCACTATACCCTGATAAAGATGGTAATGTTGTTCTAAAACAATAAATTGAATCACATGCACCATTACTTGGTGTCGGTGTTGGCGTAAGAGTACTTGTTGGACTAACCGTTGGTGTCTGCGTCTGAGTTTGAGTAACCGTTGGTGTTGGAGTTGGTGTTGGACATGACGGTGCTCCAGTGAAAGTACTACCCACAGATGGATATAATAACCCTGTTGCAACATATGGTACAACCGTGGCATATCCATTAAAATAAGGACCACTAATTAAATAAACATCGCCAATAGTTAATGTTCCTGGTACATTTTCATATCTAAATTGATTTGATGAATTTCCACATTCAGCAAATAAATATATATCGTAAGGTTCAGTTTGAGTTGGAGTTTGAGTTGGAGTATTTGTTGGTGTTTCAGTATTGGTAGGAGTTTGAGTATTCGTTACAGTTGGAGTTGGTGTTTCAGTATTAGTAGAAGTTGGTGTTGGTGTTTCGGTATTAGTTGGTGTTTGTGTTGGAGTTTCACTTGGAGTGTTTGTCGGTGTTTCAGTATTGGTAGGAGTTTGTGTAGGAGTTTCACTTGGAGTATTTGTTGGTGTTTCAGTATTTGTAGGAGTTACAGTTGGAGTTTCAGTATTAGTTGGTGTTGGTGTTACTATTTCATTGCAACAATTTATACCTGTTTGGTAATAAGTTGAATTATCTGCGAGTGCTACTGCATCATTAACATAATATTGTAAAAAAATATATGTTGGAATTGTTGATGGACTTATACATACCTCATTAGTGTATGTTCCAGCAGTATCATAATACTTATTTGTAATGCTGTACTCACCACAAGGAATATAAATTAACTCTACCTTATTATTGAAGAATGGTTCACTAACATTACCAGTAGCATTATCAAGGTCAATTTGAGATATTGTGATTGTAATATATTCACAATTACAAGTTGGTGTTGGTGTCGGAGTTTTAGTTGGTGTAACAGTATTAGTAGGTGTTATTGTAGGTGTTGGCGTTGGTGTTGGAGTAGTTGCCTGACATGTCGCACAATCAGGATGTCCAATAGAAACTGTTGCAACAGTATCTATTGGTGATGAACCTACATTACCAATATATTCGTAGCATCCACCAGGTAATGCGCCCGTAAACGTAAAGGAATAACTAATACCGCCAGTTAAACCAGCTAAGGAACTTATAGAAACTTCATAAGAAACTAATGTATCACAAGATATTATTGTTATTACTGGAAATGCCATTTGTACTATAAATAACTCGATAGTGAGTTTTTATACAATTTAAAAATAGAAATATCAAAAGATAAATAAACAGGCACTTAAACTATATTTATATTATATGAAGCTTATTAAGACAATAGAGAAAATAATCAAAGAAGCCGAGGAATTATATGTTAATGCCTTGGAGTCTGTTGTTGATGAAAAAGAACTGCAACGTCTTGAAAAGAACTATCAAGATAGTCTTAAATTGATGAAGACCTTTAGTCAGATTAATAAAACTAAATCAGATTAAATTCTTATTTTAATCTTGGTCTTTTTTATAAAATCCGTTATTCTCAGGTTGATATTATTCATCCAATAACTTTGGCACCTTTGGTACCATAATAATAATTGTTGTAATTAGAATTTAACGACAATAAAAACCAAACTTTCATTTATTTTTATCCAATAAAAACTATATTATTTTGATATGGGTAGTATAAAAAACGTACAATTTGGTGAAAATGTTTTTGTTGTTGAACCAACAAACCTTTATGGTTGTAAGATTGGTAACAATGTTAAGATTGGTCCATTTGTTGAAATTCAACGAGATTCAGAAATTGGGAATGATTCTATTATTAGTTCACACTCTTTCATACCTTCAGGTGTTAAAATAGGTAACAATGTTTTTATCGGTCACGGAGTTATGTTTACCAATGACACATTTGACTCAGATTTAATAGAAAATTGGGAAATGAAAAAAACAATTATTGGTGACCGCGTTAGAATTGGTTCCAACTCAACAATTTTACCAGTCAAGATTGGTAATAACGTAATAATAGGTGCGGGTTCAGTCGTTACAAAAGACATACCTGATAATGTAACAGTTTATGGAAATCCGGCAAGAATTAAATCATAAAATTTGCCTAATTGGATATGGTTATTGGGGTAAAATACTCCATAAAAATTTATTATCATTAGGGTATAATGATATCACAATTGTTGATGTTGTTTTAGACAACTTCAATCTATTGGATGATAGTTATTCACATTATTTTGTTGTAACACCATTTACAACACACCACGAAATATTATTGAAATTATCTGAATTTAAGAACAAAAGAATTTGGTGTGAAAAACCTTTGGTTAACACATATAAAGAATCAACCGAAATATATTCATTAATGGAACAAAATAACAATATGTTATTTGTTGATTGGGTTTATACGTTCAATCCATGTGTTGATAAAATCAGAAAAATTGTGTCTAAGAAAAAAATTAAACAAGTCATTCTTAACAGAACCAATGACGGTCCAAAAAGATTTGACACAAGTTCAATCCACGATTTATCATCACATGATTTATCCATTTTATATCACATATTTGGTAGAACAAATTTTGATTTTACTTGGAATGAATTTTCAGTTAAATCAAATGAAGACTTTGGTTCCAATATTAGTTGGTATTATAAAAGTGGATTGCAAGTTATAATTAATTCATCTTGGCAACATAAAACAAAAAACAGGGTATCATTATTCATTACTGAAGATGATGAAGTTATCGTTTTTGATGATGTAAAAAAAGTAATCATTACTAATAATGGTGTTGAAGATTTTTCAGACTCTCCATCCCCAATCCATATTGGTATGAGACACTTCTTCAGTGACAATAATTTTGATTCAAATAAAGAAATAACACTTAAAATAACAAAAAACTTAGAACATGCAATTTAACGATTTAGGAAAACAATGGGAAACAATTAGAGAAGTTGTTTTAGAAAAAATAGATAAACTTGGTTATCAAGGTTCATATATTAACGGACCTGCGGTTTCAGAATTTGAATCTGAATTTGCCCAACATTATAACACAAAATACGCTGTTGGTGTGTCAAATGGTACTGATGGTTTAAAATTGGCTCTTCAAATGTTTGATTTAACCAATACTGATTTAGTTATTATACCATCAAACACATTTGTTGCCGATTACTTGGCAGTTAAACATTTACCACTCACAGAACCTTTTGTAGCACTTATTGACCATGACGAACATTTCACGATTGATACAAATCATTTAGAGTTGTTTTTAAAAAATCGTAGAGATAATTTTAATAAAGTGGTTGTAATACCTGTTCACTTATATGGTCACTCATGTGATATGGATACCATTATGAGATTATCAAAGGAATATAATTTTCACGTCATTGAGGATTGTTCTCAATCACATGAAACAAAATACAAAAACAATTATTTGGGTTCATATGGTGATTTGGCAGTTTATTCATTATATCCAGGTAAGAATCTTGGCGCTTGTGGTGACGCTGGTATTATTACAACTAACAATGAAGATTTTTATAATAGATTAAAGTCAATTAGAAACTATGGTTCAAAAGTAAAATATCATTATGATGAGATTGGTTATAATAATAGATTGGATTCAATGCAAGCAATTGTATTATCTGAGAAATTAAAACACCTTAAAGAGTGGACTGATATTAAAAATAAAATTACAGAACGTTATCATAATGAAATTAACAACCCAAAAGTTGTTTTACCAAAAGTATCTGAAGATTGTACAACACATTCATATCATATTTTTTGCGTTGAGGTTGATGACCGTAAGTCATTTGAAAAACATATGTCTGATAATAGTATTACTACAATTATTCACTATCCAATTCCAATTCATCAAACATCAATTTTTGATAGTGAAGATATTGTATTTTCAAGTTCAAAAACAGATGAGACATGTAATAGAATAGTATCAATTCCAATTCATCCATTTTTGACAATTGACGAAGTAAATCATATTATTAACACAATTAACAATTATTAACCATGAAAATTAAAATAGTTCACCTTTTAATAAATCCTGAACATCAAAAAGATGTATCAGATGAGAGATGGCAATCAATCTTAAATAAACAAAAACAATCCATTGATTGTTTTGAAAAATTAAAGTGTAAATTTGATTCTTATACTCAACAATATTCCATTATTAATAGAGAAGAATTACCTTGGAATACTTGTTGGGAAAACGCAATTATTAATGAGACTTGTGAAGGTAATGACTCGTATTGTTTATCTTATGGTCATTACGGTGCATACATGGCACATAAACGAGCAATAACCCAAGAATTTTCAAATGATTTAGATGCATTAATTATTTTAGAGGGTGATGTAATAACGGAATTAAACCCTGATGATTTTTTTAATACAATTAAAAAAGGATATGAATTGGGTGTTGAACGTGGTTCAAAAATTTGTTCTTTTTCAGGAAATATTGTTTGGTTATCAGGAAATGATGATTATTGGGATAAAGTGATTGATTTGGGAGATTTTTACGATGTACCACATTTCTTATTAGGCTCAATGTATATGATATATAAATCAGAAAGAAATAATATAATTAATAATCTCCAAACACATTATTGGCATTCTCCAGATGTTTGGTTGGCTTGGGTTTATGCCAATAGAGGTGGATTATTATCACATAAAGAAATGATTGGTAAACAAGTTTCAGGTTATTCAGCATTGAATAATACAATGAAATAACTTATAATTCACATTATGCGTAAATACTGGCACACAACAAACAAATATCTTTGGGATGCAAACATACTTGACGTAGGAGATTCAATCTTTTACGATTTAAGTGACTGCCCATCAATTGGTGATACTTTATGTTCAACACCTACCATTAAAAAAGTAAGTGAGGCTTATAATTGTAAAGTTAATATAATTTCACAACACCCTGAAATTTTTAAAAATAATCCATATATAGATAAAAATTACCCATCGGGTGGTATGAATATGGACTATATTAGAGAAAATTTCATAGTACACAATTCGTTTTACGATATTGGTAAACAAAATGATAAAGGAATCCAACATAAACACGCACATACCGATATTCGTCAGTATCATGCAATGTTGTTAGGATTTCAATTGTTTCCTGAAGAAATGGAATGTATCTATAACCCAGATGAATTTACACCAATTGAAGGATTACCTGAAAAATATGTTTTGATACACCCAGTTCAGAACTGGCCAAGTAGGACTTGGGACTCATATCAATGGGTTAAATTAACTGAAGAATTAAATAAATCGGGTATTTCTGTTGTTTCAATAGGTAAAGATTCAAGTGAGGTTGGTTTTTGGAATATTGATAAACCAGTATTTAATTTTCATATAGAAAATGGTTTAAATTTAATGAATGAAACCAATTTATCACAAGCTTGGCATTTAATTCAAAATTCAATTGCGTTTGTTACAATGGATTCGGGTCTTTTACACTTAGCAGGTACAACCGATGCTCATATTATACAATTAGGTTCATCAATTAATCCTCGTTGGAGGGCACCATATAGACACAATTCTCAAGAATACAAATACCACTATGTTGGTGGTGGATGTTCAATATTTTGCGCTTCAGATATGAAGTACGGTGTTGAAGAGTGGGGAAGTGTTCAAGGAGTACCACCTTTAATTAATTGTTTGGAGAAAAAACCTACATTTGAATGTCACCCACAATACGATTCAGTATTTAATAAAATTATGGAAATATATGAAGAATAATATTGAATTAAAAATTAACTACCTTGATGGTTGTATGGTTGAAATTGTTGGTGAAAAAGGTGTTCAGTATAATGAATCAGAAACATATGAAGTATTGTTTATTAATAATCAAACAGGTAAACTATTACATCACGCAAATTTGAAACCTAATTATTGGACCAAACCAAGTATTCAGTATTTTGTTGAGTGGAAAATTGTAGTATTAAAAAACAATGTAGGTGTTATTCATGAAGAAATTATTAACCTACGAGACAAAGAAGTCTTAATTACTATTCAAAACACCCCTCTTGGTGATAACATTGCTTGGGTGGCATATGCAAATGAATTTGCAAAAAAACATAATTGTAAAGTGACATTACAATTTAGTTTGAAGGATTTATTTGAGGACACATATCCTAACATTAATATGGTTGATTTTGGAAATTATCAAATGGATGATGAAAAATTTTATGCCAGTTACAGAATGGTATATGGTAAAACACCTGAGGAACAATCTATATTACTTAATGAATTATATAAAAAAAAGAAAAAGTATTTAGAAGGTTTAACGTTATGGAATACCGATTCATCCCCAAAACATCCTAATTTAGTACCACTACAAGAATTTGGAGCAACACAAATTGGTTTAGAATACAAAGAAATAAAACCTTTAATTCAAAATATTTCAGACGAAAGACCAATTAAAAACAAATACATTTGTATTTCTGAATTTGCGTCAGGTCCAATAAAAGAATGGAATAATCCTGTTGGCTGGGAAAAATTGATTCAAATGTTAAAGTCATATGGATATGAGATTGTTTCCATATCAAAAGAAAAATCAAACCTAAAAGGTATCACTAAATTAAATGGTGACTTACCTTTATCTAACAGAGCATGGTACTTAAAACACTGTGATTTTTTTATTGGTATGAGTTCTGGTTTAGCTTGGTTAGCATGGGCTTGTAACACCAAAGTTGTTATGATATCAGGAGTAACAATTAAAGAAAACGAATTTAGTCAAGATTGTGTTAGAATTTATAATGATAATGTTTGTCATGGTTGTTGGAATTCACCAAAACATTGTGATAAATTTGTAACATTTTTAAAAGATTTTTGTCCTGAAAATAAAAGATTTGAATGTACTAGAACCATATCACCTACTATGGTTATGAATAAAATACTTGAAAATAATTTAATAAAAAACTAAAATGAAAGATTTCTCTAATATACCCATTAACATAAATTTTATTGGTGGAGCATTTGTTGATATTCAAGATTTATCCTCTGAAAAATATTTAATTGAATATTATGAAAACACAGGACATGGATGGTCATTGGTCTCGTATAATGTAATACACTGTTATACTTGGTTCAAATACGTTGCAAAACAATTTAGAGTTAATTGGAAGATTAAAATATATGGTTGGTACGATAATAAAGTGGTTCAAGTAAGTGAACACACTTACAATGAAACCGATGAAAATGTTTTATTGCGACTTAAAACAGATTCTTATGAAGAATGTTTAGAGTGGTTTAATTTATCTGTTCAATTTAAGAAAAATACTGGTTGTAATTTACACATATATTCAAAATTTAATGACAGATTAAAATTACATAACAAATTACCTGAGATTATTTTTGAAGATATTGAACCTGCGGTATCTAACTTTCCAACAAAATATTATGCAGATTACGCAATTGATAGACACCATTTATTACATTTATCTTATGGTGAATGGGGTTCAGGTTGGGTCTTGTATCAAAACCACACGGAACCAAATGTGTCGTATAATCACAGAAATGATTGGTTAAAAATGACATCTAAACAATTATTTAACGACATTATGAATTTATGAGTAAAATTATAGGAATACACTATGGAGGACACGATTCCTCAGTAGCATACATAGAAGATGGTAAAATCATTTGTGCCATGGAAGAAGAAAAATTAACTGGTAGTAAAGCTCTCAATCATTTTTGGCAAAGACCAAACATGGGTTTAGATTTTTTAAGAGACAATTTTAATGTAACAATTAACAATGTTGACCATGTTGTTTTTGCTCTCCCCCGACATATGGGTATCGAACATGACTTTATGGGTGTTGAACATAAATTTGATAGTTTTTCACATCAAAAATGTCACGCATTAGGTGCATATTTCACATCAGGTTTCAAAGGAAAAGTAATTGCAATGAGTCATGATGGTCAAGGACACAGAAGTAGAGGTAAAATCTACTTGTGTGACTCAGGTAGTTGTGAACAAGTACATACACTTCCAACATCATTAACAATGTCTATTGCTGGTGTTTGGGGTAAAGTAACCCAACTATTAGGTTGGAAGATGTTTAAGGATGAAGGTAAAATTGTTGGTATGGTTTCTCATGGTCAATTTGACCAAGAAATATATGATTATTTATCACAATGTTTAAAATATGAAGGTAATTTAATGATTGGACCAAAAAATGGTCACCCAATGTTTGATTTTATTTTTGAACATAACTTAAATAAAAATGGTTATTTTGATTCAGTTGAAAAACGTAATAATTTAGCTTTTACTTTAGAAGTATTATCGGAACAAATAATGTATCAATTTTTGAAGGACTTGAAAGACAAGTACCCTGATTATAATAAAATAACATTTGCTGGTGGTATTTTTGCAAATGTTAAATTAAACCAATTTATAAATAACACATCATTATTTGATGAAATCTTTATTCACCCATCAATGGGTGATGGTGGTTTGGCGTTGGGTGCCGCAATATGTAAATCTAATGAGTTAGGTGAATTACCAACACCAGTAAAATTAGACAATGTATTTTTTGGCTCAAAGTTTAGTAAAGAATATTGGGATAATGAACTTTTATCACATGAAAACACTTTAACAACAGAACCTGTTTCTTTTGAAAAAATTGCTTCATTAATAAATGATGGTAAAATACTTGGAGTCTTTGTTGGTAAAACAGAGTATGGTCCAAGAGCTTTAGGTAATCGTAGTATTATTTGTAGACCAACAGATAAAGACACTCACACATTATTGAATACAAGACTTAAAAGAACTGAAATTATGCCATTTGCACCAAGTGTGTTGGAAGAACATTTTTTTGACGTGTTTTCAAATGACAAATCAAAGTATGCTGCAGAATTTATGACATTATGTTATAACACTAAAGATTCTTGGATTGAGATGATTCCAGCGGTTATACATCAAAAAGATGGGACAGCAAGACCTCAAAGTGTAAATAAAATAACAAACCCACACTTTCATAATATAATTTCCGAGTATTATAAATTATCAGGAATACCATTAGTCTTAAACACATCTTTTAATTCACATGGTGAACCAATTAACAATTATCCACACCAAGTATTAAAACATCTTTTGGACAATTCTATTGACTACATTATCACTGAAGATTATATTATTAGTAAAATAATATGAGCGTATTTAATATATTTGCGTACGAAGATGAACCATTTGCAGGTGATGTAATTACTGAGTATGAGTTCATTAAACTAAAACATAAATTTGATGTTAAAAATGTTGTTGAGACAGGTAGTTATGTTTTTAGTACAACAAAATGGTTTGGTGAAAATTTTCAAACAGTATATACCTATGAAACTAATGAACATTTTTATAATGTCGGTATTGAAAAGACTAAAGATTTTAATAATGTAAATTCATTTTTAGAAAACAGTTTAATTGGTCTACCAAATTTACAAGGTAAATTATCAGACCCAACAATTTTCTTCTTAGATGCGCATTGGGGTGATTATTGTCCTTTATTAGATGAATTAGATATTATTTCAACATTAAACACAACACCAATTATTGTAATTCATGATTTCAAAACAAATAATCCTGAATTAGGATATGATTCATATAATGGAAATGATTTTTGTTTTGATTGGATTGAAAATCATATAAAAAAAATATACCCAAATGGTTTTGATTATTACTACAACACTGAGGCCGTTGGAGCTAAAAGAGGTTTAATTTATATCACACCAAAAATATAATACATGAAAAAACTTTTAATTATTGCACCGCATTTGTCAACAGGAGGATGTCCTCAGGTTATTGTCAATAAAATTGAACTATTAAAAGACACATATCAAATAAAGTGTGTTGAATATTCAAACATTGCAGAAGTATTTAGAATTCAAAAAGATAGAATTATAAATTTAATTGGTCTTGATAATTTAGTTATTTTATCACAAAATAAAGAAGAAGTCTTGATGAATTTAATTGATGAGTTTCAACCAGATTTTATTTCTTTAGAAGAAGTACCTGAGTATTTTTTAGATGAAAAAATAACAAAAAGAATTTATTCAAATGATAGAAAATATATCATTACTGAAACCACTCATGATTCTAGTTTTCCTGTTGAACGTAAAAGATGGTTTCCTGACAAATTTATTTTTGTAAGTGCATTTAGTGCTTTCAAATACTCAGGTTTTGATATCCCATATGAAATTGTTGAATATCCAGTTGATTTTAAATTACCAAGAAAAACTGAAATGCAAACCAAACTTAATTTTGACCCATCATATAAACATGTGGTTAATGTAGGTTTATTTACACAAAGAAAAAACCAAGCTTATATCTTTGAATTGGCAAAAAGATTATTGGACTACAAAATTGTTTTTCACTTTTTGGGTAATTTGGCCGGAAACTTTCAAAGTTATTGGGAACCATTAATACAAAACAAACCTAATAACTGTATGGTTTGGGGTGAAAGAAATGATGTTTACGATTTTTTAGAAGCGTCTGATTTATTTCTTTTTACATCAAAAGGTGATAAAAACAATAAAGAATTAAACCCAATAGCAATTAAAGAAGCATTAGAATATCAAATACCAATGATGATGCACAATTTAGATGTATATTGTGGTAAATACGATGAATATAAAAATATCACTTATTTAACTGGTGATATTGAAACCGACATAACTAACTTAAAAAAAATATTAAATATGAACACAATACAAGAAAAATTCTCCCTGTCTTTTGACGAAAATGAAAATAAAATTTATGTTAATTACAATGATAATGAACCTGTAAATTATAAAGTATCAATTAAAGATATGACATCTAAATGTCCTATGTATTGGTTTAACTTTCAAGCAACCAATTCGGTAACATGGTATGTAGTACCAATACCAACACATGTTGTTAAATTTAAACGATTATCGTCATTTAGAGGATTTGATGTTGATTTTTATAATGAAGATAACCAATTAGTTTTTTCTAAAGAATATGTTGTTAACGATATTGAACTACGTTATCCAATTTTTAATTATGATGGTTTTGATTGTAGTTGGAGAAACTATAATGAATTTTTTGTTGATGATATTTATCGTAATTTTAATATAAATAATTTAGACACTGTAATTGACATTGGAGCTAATATTGGGTTATTCGCTAAATACATGTATTCTAAAGATGCTCGCAAAGTTGTTTTGGTTGAGGCTAACCCAAACTTAGAAAATAATATTAAAAATATGTTAGATAATGATTATAGTCGTTCATCTGTATATCTTTCACCAATTTTTTCAGAGAAAAAAACCGTAACATTTAATTATTCGGATAATAATTCAGCAATTGGTTCAATTGCTTTTGATTCAACAAAAGGTGTTGATTATGAATCTTTAACTAATTCAATAGAACTTGAAACAATAACTTTAGACGAAATTATTGAAAAAGAAGGTATTGAACGAATTTCATTGTTAAAATGTGATATTGAAGGTGGTGAGTATGATTTAATTCCTTCTCTTACAGACAAACAAATGTCAATGATTGATAAATTTATGATTGAAATACATTCAAATACTGATAACCAAATACAACCTATATTAGATAAGTTAGAATCTCATGGTTTTAATTATAAAATTTATTCACCAACGTTAAATTCAATGGAGTTAGGTGATAAAACAACAGAGTATGGGATGTTAGTTACGTATTAAAATGAAAAATATAATTGTATGTCAATTGATAGTGAAAAAACTTGCGTATTAATTGGTGCTCATCCTCAGAATTCAAATGATAGTGCTTTACTATCATTAACAATTGAAGGTATTAAAAGACAAGGTTATAAAATATGTTTAGTATCTCATTCACCCGTTAATGTCGATATACAAAAATCCGTTAATTATTATGTTTATTCAGATGAAAATGAAATTTTAACATTACCATCGTACTCAGATTCTGTAATTTTCTCAAGTTATCCTAATTATTATTACCAATCTAATTTAGGTAATAGATTAGGTACCACACATTACGCTTCGTTAATTAACTTAAAAAACGGATTAAATTTACTTAAAGAAAAAGGTTTTACACATTTCATATACCACAATTACGATTATTTTATAAATCAAAAAGACCATACAGTATTAGAAACACACTTAAAAGATTTAACAAACTTAGACTATTGGTTTATGAATGATGCTCATGACCGTAATGGTTTATTTCCAGTTTTATCAATTTTTGCTGGCAAAATATCTTATTTTATTGAGTTATTTAGTGTTGCCAATTCTCCTGAAAATTATTTAAAATATTGTGGTAATAATTATATTTTAGAATTTTTTGTAAGACAACGAATAAAAGACTGCGGTGGTTTTGGTATCATTGAAAAATTTAGAGCTTCAGATATTTTTACAAGTAAGTGGGCCGGTATTGCAGACACTAAAGGATTACACCTACCAGATTATGATGTTGTAAACGCATATGTTGATTTAGTGAGAGATTATGATAATGAAAACCACATTTACGGTATTTTACCAATGTGTAATTCATCACATAATGTTGTTATTAATTTATATAAAAATGATGTGAAAATATTGTCAAACACCTTAAAATTAGGTAGTATGTATTGGTGGTGGTATAAAACAACCGATAATGACAAATGGAAAATTGAATGTTATTTATCTGAAAGAATAATTAGTTCAGTTGAAAAACTTGGTAGTGAAATATTATCAAATAAACCATCATTTTTAAAATTTAAGAAAAGTGAATAACAGGGTAGTATTAATAAACTCATTCTGTGATAAACAGAATAAAATTGATGTTTTAGAAAAAAACATAAAACTAATTAAATCTAATAATTTAGATGTTATATTATTATCACCCATAAATTTACCTGAGTATATTATTGATTTATGTAATGTTTTTATTCAGACAAAAGAAAATCCTGTTACAAAATGGCCAGGAAAAACAATGTTTGAATATTGGGCTTATTGTATGGATAATAAATTTTACGAACTTCATTTAGGTAAATCAGATTATGGATGGGCGTCATTATACCAAATTAAAAAATTAAGTCAAATTGGGTTAACATATGATTATGAATATTATTTTCACATAATTTATGATACAGTAATTGACGAACATTTAATTGACACATTCTTAACTAACGAAAAATGTATATTATTCCCAAGTAATAAAGGTTTTGAAGTTGGTGGTTTTTTTATGGGTTTTAATAAAAATGTATTAAGTTTATTTCAAGAAATAATAACTAAGGATTTATATTATAAAAACTATGATGTTGCCGAAACTTTACTATCTAACATATCAAAAGTCTTACCTTGTAAAATTGAAAAGTATGATACTAAGGATGAAATATATTTTTTTGAAAACTTAGATTTATTTAATTATTCTATTTATGTTGATTTTAAGTTTTTCTTACATAAAAGAACATTGGCCGATGATGATACTGCTAAAATATTTTTTTACGATTTAAATGGTTCTTATGATGTAACTGTTGAGGTAAATAACATTACTATTGATACGGTTATTAGTAATCATTATTTAATGGACCTAAATCTTCATCATGATGATGTATTTAGTTTATCAATAACATATAATGGTAATACACACAACTTAATCCATCTGTATAATAACATATCTCATAATAAAATTATAATAACTGATGTTGATGATTGTAATAATCTTTAATTTAATCAATTGTTTGTTATTATTTATTTATGGATTTTAATTACTACTGCAACCAAAATAACACAGATAAAGGAGATTTATCACCACTTGGTAATCGATACGCCAATTTTTATGAAAATTGGTTTTCAAAACTAAAAAACTCAGCAACTAATATTTGTGAAATCGGTATTGATTCTGGAGGTTCTCTAAAGTCTTATTATGATTATTTTCAAAACGCTCAAATTTTTGGATTAGATATAAATGACAAATCATTATACAATAATGATAGAATTAAGACATTTATTTTAGACCAAAGTAAATCTCAAGATTTAGATAGTTTTGTTAATTATTGTAAATCTAATAACATCCAATTTGACTTTATATTAGATGATGGTTCACATGATGTTGAACACCAACAATTAACTTTTGGTAAATTATTTGAATTAGTTAAACCAAACGGTTTTTATATCATTGAAGATTTGGGTAGTAGTTACTTCACATTAGGTAATAATCTTTATGGTTATATTCAAACTCAAACTAAAATTAACAATAACACGATTAAATTTTTAAATCAAAGACCATTTAGTAGTCTTTGGATTTCAGAAGAAAACTTAATACAAATCAATAACTTAGTAGATTCTGTAACCATATTTGATACATATAACAAAGATTTACCATATACTACTGATTTTACATGTGAAAATAATTACCCTATTAGGTCAATTACTTCAGTTATTAAGAAAAAATAATTATGAAACTTTTAACCATATTAGATTGTTACATCCATAACAACACAATACTCAATAAATTAGATTCGTTTATTGACAAATTAAAATCAAAAAATTCTGATATTTTATTAATTTCAAATACAACTATTCCAATAGAAATTCAACAAAAAGTAGATTATTGTTTATACGATTCCAATAATCATTTTTTTTCAAGTGATTGGGAATTTTCTGAATTGTTTGTAGTTAAGACTTTAATATCTGGCGGTAATTGTCAAGATGTTTTTCCAAAATTACAACCACATGGTTTATCTGTGATGATTAATATTTTTAACGCAATTACTATTGGTAAAAGTTTAGGTTATACCCATTTTGAAAAATTAGAATATGACCCATTATTCTCTGACGAGTCATTTAACAATTTATCTTTATTACCTTCAAGATGTTTAGATGAAAATAAAAAAGGTTTGTACTTACTAAATAATATAACAAACCCTCCTGATGTATCCTTTCATTATTTTTTCTCTGAAATTGATTATTTTTTATCAAATGTTAAAAACATAAAATATGAAAATGATTATCGTGATTTTATTAATCAAACAAATGGTAATAATTTCTTCATCAATGTTGAAAGATTTTTATATCAAAATTTAGAAATTTCTGGTTTAGAAAATTTTGTATTAATTAACGAAGAAGAACGAGATTTGAAATTTCCAAACACGTATTGGAATTCTGAAGTTTCACCAAATAACATACCTAAAAAATATAATAGCTGTACATCTCGTTTGTATTTGCCAATGGATACAAATGAGTATGTCGTATTATTATCAATGAATTATGATAATAAACATAAAGAAAGAATTATTAAATGTTATTTTGATGATGGTTTTATTTACACATCAACACATCATATAACCAGTAAAGGTAGTTATACTTATGACAGTATAACCCCCAACATTCAGTTTATTGAAGTATTTGAGAATGGTGAGTTACTTTATACTGAACATATCTCAGAAGTTAATAATCTAATACAAATTAGTTAAATATGAAATTCACATTTGTTACATCATTTTATAAAACAGAGAATTATATTAAAGAATTATATGATTCAATAAAATCACAAACCTATACCAATTGGGAATGGATTGTAACTGACGATTTTTCTGATGATAATACAAAACAAATTTTGTTAGACATTTGTTCTAATGATAAAAAAGTTAGATATATAGAACAATCCAAGAAAAAAGAAATGTTTTACAATCCACAATGGTTTTGTAAAGAATCTGAAATTATTGTTGAACTTGGAAGTGATGATGTTATATCCCCCAAAGCTCTTGAGGTATATCTATATTATTTCACCAAATTCCCTGAAGTTATTATGATATCTTGTAGGTCCAATTCTTTTTTGGACGATGGTAGTTGGAATAACTTTGAGGTTCGTAATTTCAAGAATTGTAAAAATCTATTGTGTGGGAATATCTTATATCTTAAAGCATGGAGAAATAAGATTACCGATGTTGATTACAACCCTGGTGATTGGATGGAGTTCTTCTATAATGATTTGGTATTCAATGCTCATTTAGAAGAGGAAGGTAAAGTATTAATCTTACCAAGAGCTTTATACAAATACAGGTATAGACCTGAATCCATCAGCAGAAAATTATACACAATGGAAAACTTGGACAAGATGATGGATGAGAATAGAAACATTGTTTCAATGGTTAATGAACGTAGAGGTAACGAGATTGAAACGATTGACAGGTATTTTGAGGACATTGTTGATTTATCATTACCATTTATGGATATGGAATTTTCCATGATTGATACTCAGAAAAGGATTGGGTATTTTACAACGTCAATTAACGATAAAAAATTTGGTTTAATTAAGGAGTTATTATTTGACCAAGACGTACATTTAAACAAATTTGACCGTGAGTATGATTGGGGATTTTATTATATTAAAACCATGACCGATGTTGTTCTTATGACGAATACAATATCCAAAATTTTTGAATTAAACCCAAACTGCAATGTTAGAATTGCCGTGGACAATATTGAAAACACTGAATTAAGAGAAAAACTTTATAATGAAATTTCTGATTTTTTATTACAAAAGTATTATTATTTCACTAACTGTTTTGAATTCTGTCTTTTTACAGTAGGAATACCATCATGAAAAAAATTACAATTATAGATTGCTTTATCAGTTCTGATAAAGTCTTAGAAAAATTAGAAACAATGATTTCTCAACTTAAAAATAATGGTGAGGATGTCTTTCTGTTATCTAATACAAACATACCACCACATATACAAGAATTAACAAACTATTCTTTTTACGATAAAAACAATCGTTTATTTACCGATGATTATGAAGGTGTTAGTTTGTTGGACATTTGGAAAGGTTTTGATAAAGGTGGTATTCATGAACTTGAACCAGCGTTTCAAAGACATGGTTTGTCCGTTATTATTAATTTATTTTTTACATTAGAATTGTGTAAAAATTTGGGATACACCCATTTTCAAAGGTTGGAAGTTGATGCGTTACTTGGAGAAAAATCATTGGAGTTCATGAAACAAATACCCCAAACTTGTTTGGAACAAAACAAAAAAGGTTGGTTTTATGTTAACAAATATGATGATGGTAAAGACGCATCTTTTCACTACATGTTTTGTGAAATTGATTATTTCCTAAACACCTCCCCCAAGATTAGTTGTGAAAAAGATTATCAAGATTACATCTTTAATAAATGGGGTGTTAAAAAGTTTACCCCTGTAGAGACGTTTATTTTTGATACTCTTAAATTAGAAAATAATACTGATATTATAACAAGAAATGGTAAGGACAATATGAGTTCTGATTTTGAGGGCACATATTTTAATAGTGAAACTAGTGAGGCTAACTTATCACCAAAGTATCGAGGTTGTTCAACAAGAATTTATAACTGTATCAAATGTGAAAATGAAACGGATAAAATCATTTTAACTTTTAACTATAAAGATAAAATGGTTAAAAGAGATGTTAAAATATTTTACACTGATGGTAGTATTGATAATATAGTTCATGTTGTTGAATCTAAAGGATATTTTACTTATACTACACATTCAAAAGAAATTGAAAAGATTGAAGTTTATGAAAATGACAAATTACTATACGATGAATATAACAAAAACATTTATAGTTACGTTGAATTTACTATATTTTAATAAATTATGAAAATTACTCAGGTAACACCAGGTTTAATATCAATACCTCCAAAAGGTTGGGGTGCGATAGAAAAGATTATTTGGAACTATAAGATACAGTTTGAAAAAATGGGTCATGAGTGTGGTATTCAATATCTTGATGATGTTGATACCACATCTGACATTATTCACATCCACGTTGCCAATTTGGCAATTATGGCTCAAGAAAGAGGTATACCGTATATCTTTTCATTACACGACCATCACGTTGTTCGTCATGGTAAAGATTCTCAAACTTATAAAGAAAACCTTGATGCCATTAAAGGGTCAATTATTTCTTTTACACACGCTGAAAATTTGTGTAAGTATTTTGATGAGACGGATAAATTGTTTTATTTGAGTCATGGTGTTGATACTGAGTTATATAAAAACGACTCTCTTATTAAACCTTATACAAAATTATTGTGTGTTGCCAACAATGGATATGCTGATAATCAAAGTGTGGATAGAAAAGGTTTTAGATATGCTATTGAAGCCGCTCGTGAGTTGAATCATCCGATTACTATTGTTGGTCCAAAAAACAATGAGAATTTCTTTAATGTTAATAAAGATTTATTGGATTATGATAAATTACACATCATTGATACAAACCCAAATGAAGAAGAGTTAATTAAATTGTATAATGAACATACAATATTTTTACATCCATCTGAATTAGAAGCGGGTCATCCAAATTTAACATTACTTGAGGCGATTTCATGCGGTCTTCCAATTGTTGGAACTTATGATGGTACCAAAGAACTTAATAGTATTTACAAGATTGATAGGTCAACAAATTCTGTGGTAACAGGTATTAAACACGTTACATCAAATATTGAAACTTTTGTTAACCACACTCAAAGTGAAAAATTAAAATATGATTGGTCGGTTATTTGTAAAAGATTGTTAAACATATATAATTCAGTAAACGATATTAAAAAAGAATATAACTCTGAATTAACCAAACAACTTTACATTGATGTGTATGAAAATACCAATAAAATCGAACATGAAATATTAAATGATTATTCGTTTAATATCAATTTTATTAAAGGTGCTTACATAGAAGTTTTAGGTTCTGCAACAAGACATTTTGATGTTGAGATTTGGAATGACAATCATTTGGATTATAAAAATAAACTCAGTTCTGGTATGTTTGCCAAAACAAATAAACAATATTTCCGTAATTGGAATATGAAAGTTTATGATGGTGATATGCCTGTTTTTGATTATAAACTTAACTTATCAGGTAAACGAGTTTATATCGCAGTTGATTCAGGTTCTTTGGGTGACAACATTGCATGGATGCCATATATTGATGAATTTAGAAAAAGACATAATTGTCATGTTATTACTTCAACATTCAAGAATGATTTGTTCAAAAATGTATATCCAAAAATTGAATTTGTAACACCTGGAAGTACAGTAAATGATTTATTTGGAATGTACACTTTGGGTTGGTTTTATGATTTGAATAAAGAACCAACATTACCAAACATTGTTGGTTTACAAGAACATGCTAGTTTAATACTTGGTTTAGACCACAAAGAAATTAGAACTAAAATTGATTTTACACCATCAGAAAGACCTTATGAAGAAAAATATGTGGTTATTGCAACTAGTTCAACAGCACAATGTAAATTTTGGAATAATGAAACAGGTTGGGTTGAATTGGTTGATTACTTAAAATCAAAAGGTTATAGGGTAATCAACATATCAAAAGAAGGTAACAATGTTCACAACGCTGAAATGATTAATGATACTTCAATGTATAATACCCAAAACGTAATTTACCATAGTGAATTTATGATTGGATTATCAAGTGGTTTATCTTGGTTATCATGGGCTTTAGGAAAACACGTTGTTATGTTATCAAACTTCACAAGTGCTGACCATGAATTTGTCGGTGATTGTACAAGAATCGTTAATTACGATGTATGTAATGGTTGTTGGAATAAAGCTATGTTTAAGTTTGATAAAGGTGATTGGAATTGGTGTCCTGAACACAAAAATACTTCAAGACAACACGAGTGTCATAAATTAATAACGTCAGAAATGGTAATAAATCAAATACAACATTTAATAAAATGAATATAGAAGTATCACACGGAGAGATTGTCGATAAGTTAACAATTCTCCAAATTAAAAAAGAAAATATAAAAGACCCAAGTAAGTTGGATAATATTGTAAAGGAGTACAATTATTTATTATCAATCGTTGAGAATGATTTAGGTATTTTAACGTCATCTCCTGAATATTTAGAACTATTATCAATTAATAAGGACCTTTGGGTTATTGAAGATGATATTAGAGAAAAAGAAAGGCAAAAACAATTTGACGATGATTTCGTTAAACTTGCTCGTGATGTTTACTACACCAACGATGTTCGTGCTAAAATAAAAAAAGAAATAAACCTGAAATATTCATCAGGGTTTATTGAAGAGAAAAGTTATTCTCAATATTAAATACTTGTAGGATATCCTGTAATTGTCATTCCTCTATCGGAAGCAATTGCTTGTATAATTACCTTATCATCAGTTCCCCAAGTTTGTAAGACTGATGGTGATAATTTATATGTTTCACCAAATACATATTCTCCTGAAGAATTCAAGAGGTCATATTTGACATAACATTCTGAAGCCATTAAATCATATCTACTGATACTTGCTCTAAGATATGAGGCTTGTTTAGTTAAAATTGATACCGGTGTAATTGATGCTAATAATGCCATATGTTATAAATATATTAAAAGTTGTTTATGTTACGTATATGTCATAAAGAATTCCACTACTATTGGTAAATCCTTGTGACGCACCACCTGACTGCCAAGTAAAACTACCACCACCGCCACCAACGTTAATTCTTGTTGTACCATTAACACTAAATGCTATATTACTTATAGTGTTACCAGGATTTGTGTTTACTTGAATACTCCAATAAACATTATCTACTAAAGGAAAACTATTAACAGAAAAACCAGGCATTTGGGTTGCTCCTGCAGATGTTCCTCCAGGAGCATTAATATTAAAACTATTATGAACTGTATAAACACCATTATAATCATAACAGTTAACAGTAACGTTTACATCATTTATAACCGGAGGGGGTGGAAAAAATGTATTGTTTTTTGTATTATTGTAAGAATATTTTATATCATAAGTAGTTCCATCAAAATAAAATTGGTTGTTTTGGAATTCAGCAAAAGATGTTGGGTCAGGTATTGAACCACTTAAATCAGGAAAATTATATATAACATTACCCCCTAATGGTACTCCACCACCTGAGCCATCCATTCCATAACCATTATAGGTATAGGTAGATGAACCCAATGGTCCTTGAGCCCATGAGTTATATGATATTCCCCCCAAACTTTCGCTTGAGGAGAAACCAGGTGTTGATTCTTGGTATATATCATCTAAACCTAAATTTGTACTTGGTAATGCCATACTAATTACTTTTTAAGTTCGTTAATTTGTTGTTGTAAATTATCCATTTTGTTTGATAATTCTTTAATTGCTTCAATTAACAATCCACTCATGTTACCGTATGCCACTGACATTATTCCTGTTTCTTTATCTGTATTTACAACTTCAGGTAAAACTTCATTTACATCTTGTGCGATAACACCAGCGTATCTTCTGTCATTGTCATTATCAATATCGGTTCTTACATAAGTAACACCGTTAATTTGTTGAATTTTACTTAAAGCTTCATCAATTACCTTAACATCTCCTTTAATTCTTGCGTCTGAGTATGCTACAATATCAGCCGATGCGTATATTGAAATACCACTCACGTTAGCATTTACGTGTAATGGATAACTTGGTGATGTTGTTGCAACACCTAATCTACTATTTGTAATGTCTGCGTATAGGAAAGATGTTGATTGAATTGTTGAACCGTTAACTGTGTATACCAAGTAGTTAGGTTGGTTTGTGAATACACCACCACTGATACCACTTGTACCCGATGCTGGTGACAAACCTGATGAACCTGCGGTTCCTGATGTACCCGAAGTTCCTGAAGTTCTTGATGCTCCTGATGTACCAGCAGCTCCTGACGAACCTGATGTTCCTGATGTTCCTGATGTTCCTGAAGTTTGTGATGCTCCTGATGCTCCCGCATTTCCTGCAGCTCCTGCCGAACCTGATGTACCACTTGTACCTGAAGTTCCTGAAGTTTGTGATGCTCCTGATGCTCCCGCATTTCCTACCGCTCCCGCAGTACCACTTGTACCCGATGTTCCTGAAGTTTGAGATACACCTGATGCTCCTGCAGTTCCCGCCGCTCCTGATGAACCTGAAGTACCTGATGTACCTGAAGTTCCTGAAGTTTGAGATACTCCTGATGCTCCTGCGTTTCCTGATGCTCCTGCCGAACCTGATGTACCTGATGTTCCTGATGTTCCTGAAGAACCACTTGAACCTGATGCTCCTGAGTTACCTGAGTTACCTGCCGCTCCTGATGTTCCTGATGTACCTGATGTTCCTGAAGAACCACTTGAACCTGATGCTCCCGATGTACCAGCCGCTCCTGAAGCTCCTGATGTTCCACTAGTTCCTGATGTACCTGAAGTTTGTGATGCTCCTGAAGCTCCTGCAGCTCCTGCCGCTCCCGATGAACCATTTGTACCTGATGTACCTGATGTACCTGAAGTTTGTGATGCTCCTGAAGCTCCTGCAGCTCCTGCCGCTCCCGATGAACCATTTGTACCTGATGTACCTGATGTACCTGAAGTTTGTGATGCTCCTGAAGCTCCTGCAGCACCTGCCGCTCCCGATGAACCTGACGTTCCTGATGTTCCTGAAGTTCCTGAAGTTTGAGACGCTCCTGATGTACCAACAGCTCCCGATGCTCCCGATGTACCACTCGTACCCGATGTACCTGAAGTTTGTGATGCTCCTGATGCTCCTGCAGCTCCCGCAGTACCACTTGTACCTGATGTTCCTGAAGTTTGAGATGCTCCTGACGCTCCTGCTGCTCCCGCAGTACCTGATGTACCTGACGTTCCTGAAGTTTGTGATGCTCCTGATGCTCCAGCCGCTCCTGATGAACCTGAAGTTCCACTTGTTCCTGAAGAACCCGACGCTCCTGATGCTCCCGATGAACCTGAAGAACCACTTGAACCTGATGTTCCTGAAGTACCTGAAGTTTGTGACGCTCCTGAAGAACCAGCATTTCCTGACGCTCCCGCAGTACCACTAGTACCTGATGTACCTGAGGTTTGTGATGCTCCTGATGCTCCTGCCGCTCCTGATGAACCTGAAGTTCCACTTGTTCCTGAAGAACCTGACGCTCCTGATGCTCCCGATGAACCTGAAGAACCACTTGAACCTCATGTTCCT